GAGGCCTACGACAGCGCCTCGGTCGAGGCCTCCGGCAGCGCCTCGGTCGTGGCCTCCGCTCGGGTGACGGTCGTCCAGTGGCGCGGCTCCTGCTCGGTGCGCGTGACCGAGCGAGCCGTGTGCGTGGACCGGAGCGGCGACGGGCCGCCCGTGGTGCGAGTCGCGGAGGTGGCGTCGTGAGCCGCCGCACCCTCGGCGTCACCGTCACCCTCCCGGGCGATGCGGGCCCACTCCGAGGCCGTGCCCGACGAGCCCGCCGAGCCCGACGTGGGGATCCTCCGACCCTACGTGGAGGTGGACGGCCTGATCGTCCTCGCGGTCGGGTGGCCTGGGGAGATCGGCGTGGACGTGACCGGCGGGCTCTCCCGGCGGGAGGAGGAGCGGATCGTGGACAGGCTGGCGACCGACGTTCTCGAGTCGGCGAGGAGCGCAAAGTGAACCGCACCGAGACCTCCCGCCTCACCCCCACCGAGGCCGACGCCTGCGCCGCGGTGCTGGAGTGGCGGACCGCCGTGGACGCGGACCCGCCGACCAACGGCGACATGATCCTCGCAGCGCTGGACCACCTCTCTCGGGCGGCCGATGCCCTCAATGCCGAAAGGAGCAAGCCGTGAGAATCGCCGCCAAGATGGACAAGGATCGGATGGTCGTCGCCGTCAGCCGTGGAGGAGACGGCGAGATCCCGATCGCCTCGTTCACGTTCGACGTTGCCGCCGCCTTCGCCTCGCTCTCGGAGGTGGATCGCAAGTACGCCGTCGCGCTCGTGGCGATGGACGACGCGCTCTTCTCCGCCGTCCTCGATCGGCTCGCGTCGGAGTCGGAGTGCTGGGTCGGGACGGACGGGCTCAGCCGCGAGGCGTGGCTGCTCAAGATCGGCGCCGTTCACGAGGAGCGGGTCAAAGCCGCGGAGGAGTACGCGAGCCGGACGCACGCGGAGGCGCTGGAGATCAAGAGCCACTGCCGCGACGTCGCCGAGGGGCTCCGCAACCACGCCCCCGACCTGCCGCCCTGCTGCGTTCGTGCCGTCGCCGCGCTCAACGACGCCGGGTGGGGCGGCAAAGTGCTGCCGCCGCCGCACGCCCCGGACGCGAAGGAGGGCACGCCGTGACCTACGAGAACGCAGTCGCCCGGCTCCGCGGAGTCGGCACCACCGTCGAGACCGACTGGCCCCGGGCCGCATGCCAGCCTCCCTACCGACTCGCGCACCTGACGCTCGAGTTCCACCCCGAGGAAGCGATCGCCCGAGCCCGCGACCTGTTCGATCTGGCGATCGTGATCGGGGGCAACTTGACGCTGACCGAGTTCCGCGGCGTGGCGACGGTGGGCGTCTACGTCCGACGGCCGCTGACCGCCGAGGAGATCGAGGCAGCGCTGCCCCGTGCAGCGTCCGGCGCGGTCCCGGTGCTGGCGTGAGCGCCAAGATCCTAGCCTGGCACTTCCTCCCGCCCGACGGCCGACTCGCCAACGGCGACGGCACCCTCGTCATCGCCGGCAAGACGTACCGGGTCGAGCCGCCGATCGAGTGCTGCTCGCGCGGCCTGCACTACAGCGTGCGTCCGCTGGACGCGCTCCAGCACGCCCCGGGGCCGATCGTCTGCCGGGTCGAGTGCAGCGGCACGATCGACGCGCAGGACGACAAGGGCGCGTGCTCGGTGCGGCGCGTGCTCTGGCTCGCGGACGCCACGGTGCCGTTGCGGCTGTTCGCGTGCTGGTGTGCGGAGCAGGCGCTCAACGCTGAACACGCGGCGGGGCGAGAGCCGGACTCGCGGTCGTGGAACGCAATCGCCGTTGCCCGCCTGTTCGCGGAGGGCAAGGCCAGCATTCAGGATCTGGCCGCCGCGTGGGCCGCCGCGAGGGCCGCCGCGAGGGCCGCCGCGAGGGACGCCGCGTGGGCCGCCGCGTGGGCCGCCGCGTGGGACGCCGCGAGGGACGCCGCGTGGGCCGCCGCGTGGGACGCCGCGAGGGCCGCCGCGTGGGACGCCGCGAGGGCCGCCGCGAGGGCCGCCGCGTGGGACGCCGCGTGGGCCGCCGCGAGGGCCGCCGCGAGGGACGCACAGAACGCCAGGCTCGAGGAAGTGCTCCTCGCGCTCGCCCCGGAGAAGCGCAGCAAGAGGAGGACGGCGTGAGGCCCTGCGAGGTCTGCGGAGACAGCGAGACGGTCGGACTCGTCGGCCGCCCCTGCCCCGCCCCCGGCTGCACCCGCGGCCAGGTCCAGGCGGTGGTGCCGCAGACGGCGGAGAGGGAGGCCGACCGCCTCCGCGCCGCCGTGACCCGCTGCCCCCGCTGCGGCGGTGCTGAGAGAGAGGCCGAGTTGCAGGCCTCGATCTGCGACTGGGGCGACCGCGCCGCCCGGGCCGAGGAGCGGGCTCTCGCCGCCGAGCAGGAGCGGGACCAGTGGCGGGCAAGGGCGGGGGTGCTGGAGGCCGAGCGCGACGAGGAGCGGCAGCACCGCGCCGTGCTCGGCGGGGAACTCGGGCGCGTGAGCCGGTCGGCCGAAGAGGTGCGCCTCCTGCTTGAGGCCACGATCGGTGAGCGCGACGAAGCCCGGCGGCACCTGTCGCCGCCCTGCGACGACGACACCAACGGCGCGCGGCTCGTGCGCGAAGGGGAGGGGTGATGGAGGAGACGATCAAGGACAAGTTCGGGGACAAGACGACCCTTGGACGCTGTGGCTACGTCGTCAGCATGACCGTGAGCGATCGCGTGAGCGGAACGGTTGCGCATGCGTCCTACTCCGCAGCCCAGGCCCGCCGCCTCGCCGCCGCACTGCTCCGCGCCGCAGACGAGGCGGAGAAGGGGGCGCGAAAGTGACCCACCTCCTCCTCGCCCCCTTCCGCTTCCTGGCCCTGCTCGCCCACGCGCTCGGCTGCACCGCCTGCCGCGGTGACTACTGCTGCCCGGTGGCGCGGCGCCGCGGGCTCGTGGCGGCGAACCGGCCGTGGGACGTGAGGGCTCGGGGGACGTTGGACAGGTTCTAGACGTAGGACCGGAGGCACCCATGGAACTCCTGACGATCTCTCGACTCAAGGCCGCGCGCTCCTGCCAGCGGCTCCACCAACTCTCCTACGTGGACGGCTACCGGCCGGCGAAGGATGCAGACACCCTGCGCTTCGGCACGCTGATCCACCGTGGCCTGGAGGCGTGGTGGCGCGGGGCCGGGGACCAGCGCCTCGACGCGGCCCTCGGCGCGCTGGAGGGCGAGGCCGATCCGTTCGAGCTCGCCAAGGCTCAGGTGCTCCTGACCGGCTACCACGTCCGATGGAGCGCCGAGGTGATCGAGACGCTCGGGGTCGAGATCGAGTTCAGGGCGCCGCTGATCAACCCGGAGAGCCACGCCCCGTCCCGCACCTACGAACTCGGCGGGAAGATCGACGCCCTCGCCCGACTCGCCGACGGCCGCGTTGCCGTAGTCGAGCACAAGACCAGCGCCGAGGACATCTCGCCCGGCTCGGACTACTGGAAGCGCCTGCGCATGGACGGGCAGGTGTCGATCTACTTCGACGGTGCGAAGTCGCTCGGGCATGACGTGGAGGTGTGCCTCTACGACGTGATCGGCAAGCCGGGGCAGAAGCCGCTGAAGGCGACGCCGACCGAGAGCCGCAAGTACACGAAGGACGGGCGGCTCTACGCCGCTCAGAGAGACTGCGACGAAACGCCCGAGGGCTACCGGGCGCGACTGACGGAGGCCGTGGCCGCCGACCCCGCCGGCTACTACGCCCGCGGCGAGGTCGTGCGGCTGGAGGCGGACCTCGAGGACGCGCGGTTCGACGTGTGGCAGACGGCGGACCAGATCCGGCAGGCCCGCAACGCCGGCCACGCGCCGCGGAACCCGGGGGCGTGCTTCTCCTACGGGCGGCTCTGCGCGTTCTTCGCGGTGTGCAGCCGCGAGGCTTCGGTCGAGGACCCGACGCTGTATCGCAAGCTGACGGTGGTGCATGAGGAGCTTTCGCAGCAGGCCGCCCCGTGAGCCGCCACCGCAGTTACCAGGGCGTCTCTGACGCGGAAGTCGCAATCGCTTCCGGCGATATCGACGGCGCGATCGAGGCTCTGGAACGAATGAAGGCAGAGAGTGACTGCGAATCGCACCATGATCTCCGCGCTGAGATCACAAGCGCGCTCCAGGGCCGCCCAGAAGACACCGCAACCCCACCCGTAGCACAGTCGAAAGAGGACCCAGCCATGTCGCAGAAAGCCGCAGCACCGCCCCGCATGACCCTCGCGTCGGTGACGAGCGGGCGTCAGCGCGAGCCCATGTCGCTCCTGGTGTACGGCGTGGAGAAGATCGGGAAGAGCACGTTCGCCAGCGAGGCCCCGGCGCCGATCTTCCTCGACGCAGAGAAGGGCACCGAGGAGATCGACGTGGCCCGGTTCCCCACGCCGGAGACGTGGGAGGACGTGATCGAGGCCGTGCGCACGCTGATCGCTGGCGAGCACCCCTACCGGACGCTGGTGATCGACACCCTCGACTGGATCGAGCCGCTGCTGTGGGCGTCGATTTGCAAGCGCGACGGCTTCGCCACCGTGGAGGCATACGGCTACGGCAAGGGCTACGCCACGGCGCTGGATGAGTGGCGGGTGCTCCTCGCCGCGTTGGAGCGCCTGCGCACGCTCAAGCGCATGAACGTGATCCTGCTCGCGCACTCCTGGATCAAGAGCTTCAAGAACCCGGAGGGCCTCGACTTCGACCGCTACGAGCTCAAGCTCCACCCGAAGGCGGGCGGGCTGATCAAGGAGTGGCCGAAGGCCGTGCTGTTCGCCAACCACGAGACGATCGCCACGGAGGAGAAGAAGACCAAGCGCGTGCGCGGTGTCTCCACCGGGGCGCGGCTGATCTACACGAACCGCACCGCGGCCTACGACGCTGGCAACCGCTACAACCTGCCCGACTCCCTGCCGCTGGAGTGGGCGGAGTTCGCCGCCGCCGTCGAGGCCGGGCAGAGCGCCGACCCGAAGATCCTCGCGGACGAGATCACCCGCAAGGCGAAGGAGTGCGGCGGCGAGGTCGAGAAGCAGACGCTGGAGAGCCTGACGCGGGTCGGCTCCGACGCGGTGAAGCTGGCGAAGCTCAACAGCTGGATCAACTCGAAGCACAGCGCGGCCACCGCGCAGAAGGAAGGGTAGCCATGATCACCGAAGGCAAGCATCGCGCGAAGGCGAAGGAGTGGGCACTCGGCGAGACGGGCACGAACAAGGAGCAGATCGGGATCTGCTTCGACCTGCTCGACCTCCCCGGCGAGGAGATCACCTACTACGGATTCTTCACGGAGAAGGGGCTCCCGATCACCGTCAAGGCCATGCGCGCCTGCGGCTGGCAGGGCGCGGACCTGACCGACCTCACCGGCCTCGACTCCAACGAGGTGACGCTCGTCATCGAGGAGGAGGAGTACCCGCCCGGCTCTGACGAGTTCGCCATGAAGGTGAAGTGGGTGAACAGCGGCGGCGGCCTCGTCATGAACAAGACGCTGGACGAGGGCGGGGTCAAGAGCTTCGCCGCGCGCATGCTCGGGGCGATCCTCGCCCTCGACCCGAGCTCGGCGGCGAAGCACGCGGCAGCGAAGAGGCAGCAGCCCCGCCCCTCGCAGCTCGACGGCCCGCCGCACGACGACTCCGACGCCCCGCCGTTCTAGCTAACCCACCACCCCGGCCCGCGAGCCGAGGTGGTCCACACGCAACGCAGGAGGAAGCATGACCAACGAAGAGATCGCCCGCGTCTGCCACGAAGCGAACCGCGCCTACTGTCTCGTCCTCGGCGACACCTCGCAGCTGCCGTGGGACGAGGCCCCGGAGTGGGCGCGCCGGAGCGCGATCGTCGGCGTGGGCTTCCACGCGGAGGGCAAGGCACACGGAATCACGCTGCGGCCCTCCGCCTCCCACGAGTCGTGGCTCGAGGAGAAGCGCCGCGAGGGTTGGAAGCACGGCCCGACGAAGAACCCGGAGACGAAGGAGCACCCCTGCTTCGTGCCGTACTCCGACCTCCCGCCGGAGCAGAAGCTCAAGGACGCGCTCTTCGTGGCGATCTGCGGCGCGCTGCTGCCCTGACCCCTTCACCCTTGCCGCGCCCGGGACCTGGGCACTCCCCCTGTCTCGGTTCCGGGCGCGGTGCAGCACCAAGCAGCAGAGGAGACGCATGGGAGCCAAGACCGGCAGCGAGATCATGCCGTGCCCGCGACACGGGATGAAGGGGGCGGCCAAGTGACCACGATCCAGCGCCGCAAGTTGATCCGCCACCTCCGCGTCACGCTGCGGAAGTTCGAGAGGGCGGCGGGGAAGGCGCGGCCCGCACGACACGAGGAGGCAGAGGCGGTGCTTGAGATCGCCCGCGCCGCTCGGGGCCTGCGCGATTCGCACGCAGCCGACAGCGCTGGGGCTACGTTCGCCGCCTCGTTCCTCGTCGCCGCCAAGGGCTTGGACGCAGCCGAGTTCTACAGGCGCGAACGGGATCTGCTCGACCTCGCGGAGATCCTCGGGGCGCTGCGATGACCACTGACCCCCGCCACGCCCTGGACCTCGCCCCGCTGGGGGTCGAGTACGAGTTGGAGCGCCCCAGCCCCGGCCACCGCCACGGGTCCGCCCCCTGCGGCTGGTGCGGCGTCGACGGTGACGTGACCTGCGACGCCGCCTGCCCGGCCCCGGCAGGCTACGTGCGGCAGCCCCACCCCTGCCCCGCGGACGGCTGCTTGGTCGGGCACGGCGAGGACCGCGCCGAGCCGCTGACGGGGGCGCGCAAGACGGAGCGGTGCAACTACCTGTGCGGCCCGCACCTGTCTCGCTGCACCAGGCTGCGCACTCCGATCGGCGGGGGCCACCGCCTGCCGTGCCGCTGCGAGAGGTGCCCAGAGCCGATGCGCTGCGGCGCCCCTGTCGATGGCGTGCCGGGCGGGTGCTGGCTGGAGATGCCGTGTCCAGGGCACCCGGCGCCGCCCGACGAGCCCCGCAAGCAGCACTCGCAGACGTTCGCGGTGGGTGGCGTGGACGAGGTGGCGCCTGTGATCGTCGCCGTGGACCTCGCCACCGACTGCGACGCGGACCACTCGGGGATGGCTGCCAAGCCCGACGCCTTCGACTGGAACAACAGAGCGCACCGCCTCGCCCGCGAGGCCACATGGCTCGACGCTAACCCGGGGTCGCCGGAAGCTGAGCGGTGCGTATGCGGAGAGCAGTGGTGCCGACACGGCGTATCCCATGAAACGGGACGCCTCGCGTGCGCGAAGTTGGACTGCCCGTGCGAGTCGTTCACCCCTGCCCCTCCGCACCCGACACTGTTCGACCCCCTCCGCGGCCCGGGGCGGTGCGCGGTGTGCGGATACGACCTGCGCACGGACAAGCACGCGGACGGGCTGCACTGCACGGCCCACGGCGAGGTTGCACGGCTGCGAGCGGAGAAGGCGAGGATCGCGTGAGCGCAAAAGCGAAGCGAACCCCCTGCGAGAAGTGCGGCGGCAAGACCTGTTGCCCTGACGCGCGCTGTTGCCACAAGTGCGCCGTGACGATCGAACTGACGGGAACCGCCTGCGGCGCTGTCGGCTGCCTCGGCATCCCCGAGTTCGTATGGCAGGCGTTCGCCGAGGAGGAGCGCCGGGCCGAGTCGCGCGGGATCCGCATGGCTGCGAAGCTGCTTGCGAGCACGCTGCCGGAAAGCATCGCGATCCGTGGCGTGGTCAAGGCACTGCGGAAGGCGGCAGACAGGCATGCCGTCGTGCGGGCGGAGAAGGCGAGGATCGCGTGAGCGACCTCCGCCGAGAGCGCGCCCGGATCCGGCGGGCGCTGCGGGAGAAGGCCGGACTTCGCGCTGCGTGCATTGCCGTATCCGACGTGACGAGCAACCAGGCGCTGTTTGAATTCGCAGAGAAGGAGCAGACCCGGCTCGTGCGGCAGCTCCGCACCGGCAGGGCGATCGGACCTCTCACCAGCGCACCACGAAAGGCGGGCAAGTGATCCGCCTCGCCGACGGCACGAGTTGGTCCGACCCCGAGGACCCGGCGCTAGTCGCAGCCATGTATACGGCCCGCTACGACTTGGAGAGCCTGACCCAGGCCGAGGCGTACCGCCTGCTTGACGCCGTGGCTGGTTACCGCCACCTGACGACGCACGAGAGCGGCACGCAGCGGCAGATCGAAAAACTCCGGGACCTGCGCCGGGCGGTGCGCGCAGCACGAAAGGCGGGCAAGTGAAGGACAGGAGCAAACTCCGGGAGGAGCAGGCGCTGCGGCGCGGACTGGAGATGGTTCTGGCCGCTACCGTTCGCGACGCCGCCCGGACGGCGACTGAACTGGAGCAGTTGAAGGAAGCGATTGCGGACCTGTACCGAAAGGCGGGCAAGTGAGCGACGAAAGCAAGACGGACGTGGAGTCCGACGTGGTGGCGGCGCTGCAGGATGTGATCGACGCCCTCGCCAAGTTGTCCAACGCGCAGCGCGTGCGGGTGCTGGACACGGTGAAGGCTTGGTACGGCCTGAGCCCGAGCGGGATGCCGCACTACCCGCCGGGCGTGCGAGGTGGCAAGTGAGCGACGAGACGAAGCCGTGGGAAAACAAGCCGTGGACGCGAGGCAACGCAGGGGAAAAGCTCGCGGCGTTGCAGTTGTACGTGGTCAGGGCCGACGACGCGGGGCATTGGCCTGCCGAACTGAGCATTGCGATCTTGGAGGCGCTGAATGCCCACGCGACGCAGGCAGAGCGGGAGCGGGACGAGGCGGTGGCCGCCACGAAGGCCGCCCCCGCCCCCACCACCGTCCGCGACGACGGCTCCTGCTCCGCGCACGGCGAGAGCTACGCGCAGGGATGCCTGGCGTGCCTCGCTCGCCTGGTGCGGGAGAGGGACGCCGCCCGCGCCGAGGCCGCCGGGCGCGCTGACGCCCTCAAGGCTGCGTGGGGTGCGCTCGGTTCTGTGCCCGGCACGGATGTCGCAGACACGCTCGCGGAGGCGAACGAGGAGATCGACGGGCTGCGCGCCGAGGCCGAGAGGCTGCGGGGGGCGCTGCTGATGTTCCACCACTCCGGCGACTCGGCGCAGTTCCGTGCAGCGTGCCGCGCCGCCCTCTCCCCCGCCGCGGAGCCCACGCCGGTCGAGGCGCAGATCGAGGCATCGCTAGGCGAAGTCCACCCCGACCCCGCAATTGCGAGCGAGGTGCTTGCTGACCGCGCAGCAGGAAGAGCGGTGGACGCGGAGGCTGGTGTGTGCGACGGGTGGCACCGCGGATGGACGCCCACCCCCGCGGCGGAACCTGTGGAGGACTGCGCCGCCGACGGAGGCTGTGACGAGTCCCACGGCTGCGGCACGTGCGAGCCGCCCATGCCGACGAAGGAGCCTACCCCCGCGGCCGCGCCGGTCGCGACTGCGGCGTCGGAGACGAACAGCGAGGCCCACGCCAAGGCCCACCGAGATTTCATCGCAGACTGCTTGGCCCTAGGGGTCGACTTCCGAAACCCTTGCTACGTGGCCGGGCCGAACGGCCTTGTTACCAAGCTGTCGTTGGCTGAGATCGACGCACTGATCGCTCCCGCGCGCGCCAAGTACGCCGCGACGCTCGCCGCGTGCCCGAAGTGTGCCCCACCCACCCCCGCGGCGCGGACGGATGTCGCGGAAATGTGGGGTTTCGACGCCCCCACCCCGCCCACGGCCGAGGCAATGTGCGGCAGTCCGTGCAGCGGAACCCAATGCCCCGGATGCCTGCCGGAACCGGAGGAGCCCGGGGTGGAGGAGGCCGCGCTGGAGTGCGGCCACTGCGGCGGCCACGCCATCTACGCCAACAGCGAGGGGCTGTTCTACGAGGACGAGGACGGAACCTGTGACGACTGCGGGATGCGCGGCAGCGTCTCCGTGGACGACGACGGCAGAGCATCGTGGAACTCCGCCGCTGACGACGACGAGACGGCGCTGTGTGAGCGCGGCGGCTGCAACGACTGCGGGATGCTCCGAAGGAAGGCGGTGGAGGCCCGCCTCGCCGCCCTGGAGCGCGACCGGGACGCGCACGCGGAGTGTCTGCGAGAGGTGGCGGAGCGCATGGCGCGCACCGTCTGGGGCGGAGACGGTGGAAACCGCATCCTCGCCCGCCTCGCCCCGGGCGCGAAGGAGTCCGAGTGAGCCGCCCCCGTCGCCCTACGCGCTGGAACGCGGGCGGCCCCTACGACGGCGCGATCGTCGACGCCCTCGCCGCGTTGCTGCACGAGTCCTACCGCGACGGCGTGACCGACGACACGGCCGAGAGGATGCGGGAGTTGGCGTCGAACGGGCGCGGGGAGCTGGACCGGCTGCGGGCGCGGGTGGCGGAACTGACCATGGGAAAGGAGCAGCCATGACCACCGCCGAACTGGACGAGTTGGAGTGCGTGTGGGGCCCCGCGGGTGGACCCGACGCCCCGACGATTCGCCGCCTCGTCGCGGCGCTGCGGGAGGCGAGGGCCGAGGTCGAGGAGCGGGACGTTTTGCTGATGGATACGTGGCTCCAGTTCTCCTGCGAGAACGAGAAGCGCGGCACGCGGCACGACGGCGGGCTGTCCGTGCTGACGGAGATTGCCGAGGCTCTGGACCTGGACCCGTACACGGGCCGCGCGCTGGGGAGGGAGGGGTGAGCGCCTGCCCCCACGGCTCCCTCGCCCGCTCCTGCCCGCGCTGCGAGGACGCGGAGACGATCGCCTTCCTGCGCGGACAACTCCGCGACGCCAACCGGGCCGGGGAGGCGGCGGCGGAGGAGCGGCAGCGGGATGCAGAGAGCGCCCTCTCCGCGCTCCAGGTGGCCGCCCTGGCGGCGGCAGAGCACCGCGCCACCGTGGCCGGGCTGGCGGGCCGGCTTGCAGCTGCGACCCCGGAGGAGCGCCGCCGGGTGCTCCTCGCGCTGTGCCCGCGCCGGGGCGTGGACGGGCTCCGGCTGCGCGCTGACGGGACGTGGGATCTGCGCGGGATCCGCCCGGCCGCAGCCGCTCTCTCCTCCCCGGAGGGCGGAGCGGCTGCGGAGATTGTGATCGCTGGCGGCCCCGCGCGGTGCCGGGGGTGGAGGAGGAGGGCCTGACCCACCCCGGCACGCCCCCTGCACCGCGCGAGCGCATGAGCCTCGTCCAGCCCCGCCGCCCCGTCCCGCCTCCGTCCGAGCGCACCCTCGCCGACCTCCGCGCCCGCCACGCCGCCGAGGTGGAGGCCCTGATCGTCGCCGCCCTGGAGGCCGAGGACGGGGTAGTCCTCCGCGCCGCCGGCCGCCTCGGGATCGCCGAGGGCTCGCTCCGGGAGCTCCTGTCGCCCCGAGCCCTCGCAGCACTCGCGGCACTCCGCGAGCAGCGCCGGGCCCGCAAGTCCGCGACCCGTGGTGGTGGCGCGGCTCCGGCTCCGAGCAAGCGGCGCCGCACGGCCTAGTGATTAGGGTGCGGCTCCTTTGGATAGACGCTGAAACGAGCGGAAACGCCGAGGAAGATCGATCGGTTACTGCGATTGTTGGGGAATCGAGGGCCTGCGTCTCCCGGCCCCCGCGCTGGACCTTCCTCCGCTCAAAAAACGCGGTGGGCAGCACGTCGCGCGACCCTCGGGGTGGAAAGAGCCCGCTGATGGAGGGGGCCACGTATGACGCTACGGCGTCCAAAGATGGCCAGAAACCGTTCACGCTGCGGCCAGGTCCATCAGGAAACGCTGGTTTTTGCAGGATTTCCCGTCTCGCCAGAAGATCCGCACCCTAGTGATTACGGAAACTTGCGCTGCCGAACGCGCAGGAGGGCCTAGGTGGTGGCGGCACCAGGGCCGGCCCAGCACACGGACCGGGGTCCGATCGACGCAGGGCGGGGCAGCCAGCGCGCGTCCCTGGGCGACGCGGAGGGCTGCTGCGCTGGCACAGGACGTGACGACTCGCGGGACACCGCGAATAACTGAGAGGCTCGCGGATTTTCGCGGATTGTGTTTTCGCGGAGTTGCGCGAATGGCAGGGCGCTGGTGTCGCGGGGTCGGGGTGGCGGCGAGGGAGAGGGCCGTGCAACCCCGCGACTGCTGGAGACTCGCGGGATTCCGCGAGGGTGGCACACCGGCTGCAATACCCCCTGACACGCGGCATGGAGCCGCCGCCCCGGGGACGGGGAGAGGAGAGCAGAGATGGCTACCTACCGGATCGAGAGCGCGAAGGGCGGCACCACCGGGACCCTGGAGGAGTGCATCGCGTGGCAGGTGGAGCACCAGGCGGCGGTCGCCGACCTCTACCTCCTCGGGCTCGAGGGTGGCCCGCTGCTCGTCGCGGATGTGGGCCGGCTCGCGATCGAGGCGCCCGAGAACGGCGACGACGCCGAGGCGATGATGCGCCGCAACCTCGAGCGGGTGCAGCGCGAGATCGACCGCGCCCTGACCCCGTAGCTGCCCCGGCCTCTGGGGCGCTGGGCCTACCAGCGCCACCCCACCACCAGCACCGCCGGGAGGCGGAGAGGAGAGCGCGATGAGGGTCTACGCGATGGCCGACCACGGGACGCCGTGCATGCCTGTCGTCGAGCGGCGCCAGTACCAGAGCAGGAGGAGCGCGGAGCGCTACGCCAGCGCGCACGGGCTCACGATCGTCGACTCGATGGCGCCGGGCGAGGAGTACCCGGCGGCGAACGACGCCGAGGGGTGGGATCGCCTGCGTCTCGCCCACGGAATCGCCGCTCGCTAGCCCCACCCCACCACACAGGACGCCCGGGAGGGCGAGAGGAGAGCGACATGGGGACCAAATTCGCAGCAGTGGACGACGGGGTGTGCGATGGAACCGGGGGCTCCGGCGCGGTCTACGCGGTCGCGCCCACCGAGCGGGGAGCGGTGCGGATCGCGCGGCGCGAGGCGCGGGAGCCCGCGGCCGAATTCGACACCGTGCCGATCTCCGACGAGGCCGCGGCATTCGTCGCCGAGCACGGCGGCGCCCCGGATGATCGGCTGCTCGTGAGCCGGAGCGGCGTCAGCCTCGACGCCGACCCCGACGTGACCGAGAAGATCCGCGAGATCCTCACCGACGGCTCGTGGTCGGCCGCGAACCTCGAGGTGCTCCGGAGCGTCCGGTCGGCGTGGGCGGGCACGGTGCCGGCGGAGTTCCGCGCCGCGGTCGTGGCGGGGGTGCGCGCGGTGGTCCGGGACGCACTCGCACAGATCGAGGCGACCCCGGACGCGGTGGGCGTCGAGCTCTGCGACGGGGAGATCGTCGCGGTGGAGGTGGCAGACCGCGACGACGAGGACGCCGCCGCCGAGTAGCCCCACCCCGCCCTGATCCCAGCGGGGCCCACCACCGAGACCCACCCGCCTCTCGGGATCCAGGCGGCCCGCCCCCACCGTCGGGTGCAACGGGGGCTGCAGTACCGCGAGGACACATGCCCAGCCACCGCTCACCGTCCGGGACAGCCCTCGCCACGAGGGCCGACCGGCTGGGGCTCCTGCTTCTGGACCTGCTCCGCGACCTGCCCGTCGGCGACCCGGCGCGGGAGATTCTCGGGGCCGCGCTGGCCGAGCTCGCCGGCGTGGCGCGGCGGCTCCGGCGGACGAGCCGACCGGGGGACGCGAGGCGGTAGCTACCACGCCACCGCCGCAGTCCCGGCCACAGCCCCCACCACCAGCGCCGCCGGCACCGTCCACCACGGCGGGCCGTCCCGCTGCTCCTCCCGGCACGCGGCCAACTCGGCGTCAGCCACCGCAGCGTCCGCAGCCTCGACCCGCTCGGCCCGGGCCCCCGACGCGAGGCAGGACGCGAGGTCGATCAGAGCGAGGTCGCGGCCGGTGGACGCCGCCACGTAGGCCCCATGCAGCCGCTCCAGCCCCCGCGCCTCGTCGGGGCCGCACCGCTCCCGGACCGCGGCGACGGCGCAGGACTCAGCCGGGGCCGCCACCACTGCCGGGGCCGCGCTCCTGCCGGTGGCGCACCCGGCCGTCAGCAGCAGCGCCCAGCCTGCCCAGCGTCTCGTCCACGGTCTCGCTCGCACGGATCGCCACCTCCTGCCGCTGCCTCGCGGCGTCTGCCTGCTGGTCCCTGGCCTCGATCGCCGCCGCCGCCCGGGTCACGGCCGCGTCCTGCTGCCGCTGGCGCAGCTCGTCCGCGGCCTGGGCTACCCGCTCTGTCGCCGGGGCCCGGGTGGTGCGGTCGCGGAGCAGCCAGCCCACGGCGACGGCGAGCAGCGCGGCGCCGGCGCCTAGGGCGTAGAGGGCCTCCCTCACAGCCTCCCCTCCGCCCGCGCCCGCAGCAGCGCCTCCGCCAGCGAGAAGCGCAGCGGCTCCGAGGACTCGGGCTCGACCGGTGCCGTCCAGTCGCACTGGTCCGAGGTGCAGCACAGCAGTCCGGCCACGACGCGGTACGCGGTCGGGCAGCCGCAGGGGCACGGAGGGAGGGTCGTGGCTTCGGCGTGGGTCATGACTTCCACCGCAGGTCCCACCGCGCGCCCGGCCGGTAGCGGCGGCGAACGTAGAAGCGGAAGCGGATCACGGCGTCGGCCTCACCAGCAGCACGTTGAACCCGCCCCGCTGCGTCAGGAAGTCGTCCACGTCGACCCACTCCTCCGCAGCCCCGGCCGAGCAGGAGACGAGCACCTCGTGCCGAATCACCCCGCCCACGCCCTCCTCTGGCCACACCTCGCGCACGCCGCAGAGCAGCACTTGGTGGTCCGGGAGGCCGAGCGGTCCCGCCCTCCGGTAGGACACCTCCGCGATCCCGTAGTACCCGGCATCGAGCGCCATGCGTAGGTGGGCGAACCACGGCATAGCCTGCGCGCTAGCGGCGAGCCCGAACCACGCCCGCGGTTCGTAGCCGGCCCACGGCCAGATCGGCACGTCCACGATGATCCGATCCGCGAGCCCGGCCGCACGCGCCCGGTGAAGCGCGTCCCGCGCATCGAACCAGGTGGCCCCCTGGATCTTGCCCTCTCGCAGACGGGCGTAGACCTCGGGCACGGTGAGTCCGAGTGCGCCGCCGAGGGCGCACGCGGCGCAGTCGCCGCCTGGGTTCATGTTCGGCTGCGGCTGCCGGAGCGAGCGGCGCGGCAGCGTGACGGAGTAGCCCCTCATGGCGAGGGCGGGGCCGGGGGCTGTGCTGCCGACGCCCGCAACTCCGCGGGGGTCAGCGCCAGCGCGTGAGCCAGGGCCCGGAGCCTCGGGTAGTCCCAGAGGTAGGCGCCGCCCGGGCCGCGGCTCTCCAGGATCCGGACGGCCAGGGACGCCGCGGTGACGACGCCGCTCCAGAGCGCGCCGAGGGCGGTGACCGCGGCGAGGACGTAGCCCCACCACGGCGCGTGGCCGACGGCGGAACTGAGGGTGTCGAGGGTCTGCTGGTCCATGGCGCGCTCCTATGCGTGGGCGAAGAAGATCACGGGCCGGTCGCCGAATCCCTCACGGATCGACCGGTCGAAGAAGCACGACGCGCCCGCCTGCGCGATCCGCAGCGGCCCGCCGAGCGGCGACGGCAGTACCACGGCGACGTGGCCGCTCCCGTCGGAGTTGCGCCAGCAGGCGATCACGAGGCAGCCCCGGTCCGCGAACGCCGCAGCCTGGTGCTCCACCACCGGCGCCCACTCGTAGCCGGCGCCGTCGCCGGCAAGCCAGTCGATCGTGCCGTTCGCCGAGAGCTCGCGGCCCCGCCACGACTGCGGGATCACGCAGCCCATGGCGTCGGCCACGTCACCGACGAATCGATCGCAGTGGGTGTCGCGCTTCCCGTCGCCGCTCGTGTCCCGAGGGGCGTAGCGCGGCCCCGTCACGTCGAGGGCTCCGACGACGGCGCAGAGCCGATCGGCAGAGCGACAGCAGGGGCACGAGCGGATCACGGGCTCGACGGGCACGGTCACGTCGGGGTTGCTCAGGTCGCCCGGACGGGGCTTTGGGGCTGGCGGCATGGGCGCCTCCTGGGGTTGAATGCGGGGACTGGCGCCACGTCGGCGCCTGTGGAGGTGGGGTCATGCGGGGTCTACTGCTCGTGGTGTTGCTGGCGGGGTGCGGGACCGAGGCGGCGACGGCGCCGCCGGAGGGGGGTGGCGGGGCCGGCGGCCTCGGTGGCGCTGGCGGCCAGGGCGGCGCCGGCGGAGGCGGCGGCGTGGACCCGGGCGCCCCCGTCGGCACCGGGTGCTCCGCGGACGGGGACTGCGACCCGGGCCTCTTCTGCGACAGCGAGAGCCCCGGCGGGTACTGCACGGTCCTCTGTCCCGACGGGGATTGCCCGGAGGGGAGTGCGTGCTACTCGGTGCGATCCAACACGGACCCGGTGGAGGAGTGCCTCGTTCGCTGCGCCGTCGACTTCGATTGCCGGATCGGCTACGTGTGCGGTGGTTCCGATGACAACCCCGTCTGCGTGCCGCGCGACCCGCCCCCCTAGAAGTCCTCCACCAGCGGGCGCTCCCGGATCTGCACGGCGTACAGGATCAGCGTCCGGCAGTTGTAGTTGTAGGTCGATCCCTGCTGCACCTCGCTGACGATCTTCGCTTCGACCTGGATCTGCGTGTACGGGTTGCTGGCGTGGCGGTCCACCGTGAACGGGCCGATCCACTCGACCGACGAGCCGGAGAGGTCGGCGTCCGGGGTCGTCTCGGGGTAGTGCGAGTTGTTGCGGTAGAGCGAGCGCGTCTCCGTCGTCGTCTCTCCGCTGACCCTGATCTCCCACTCACACCGCGTCGAAACGTCGTTCGTCCACGTCCACGGCGGGCTGTTGCTGTTGTTGCTCTGCCGGTACGCATGGACGAGCGCGACCTTGAGCCACACCTCGATGCTCGTGAGATCGGCGCCGCCGGGCACGAGGTGGAGCGCCGCGAGGGATCCAGTCGAAGCGAGTCCGTCCGTGCCGAATTCTACGGTGCCGTCGTAGCTGGTCTGGAACCCAAGCACGCCGCAAGCCCACACGGTTTCCACGTCCTTGAGCTGCGCAAACGTCCGCACCCGCCAGTCATTCACCAGCATCCGGCGCCGCGTTGACTTCAGATAGATCACGTCCTCGACCAGCGAGTCCCAGCCGCGGTCCGTCGTGTCCTCCTTGTCCGCGACGATCGCCACGCTGCCGGCCATGCTCTGGGTGTCGTTGCCGCGGTAGGCGGCGGGCACGGTCTCCGCGCCGGGGAGCCCGAGCTCGGTCGAGAGCCGCGCGTCCTCCCAGCAGTAGACCCCAGCCACCTGGATCCCGCTGCCGCTGATGCCGTCGCCGGTGGTCTTGATGCAACTCACCGTGAGCTGGTTCACGGCGTCGTCGTTGACGGTGGCGGTGTAGGGACCGTACAGCGCCCAGCTCCCGGTGAGGGCCACCGAGGTTGCCGCGGCGATCGGGGTGCCGTCCCACGACACCGTGAATGTCCCCGTGTCCTCGACACACCGGGCGTAGATGTAGATCGAGGCGTACTTGACGTACTTCTCCACGCGGAAGCGGTAGTCGGCCACGTCCACGGCGCCGAGGGTCTTGTTCCACGGGAGCCCGTAGTAGCGGCTCAGGAGCGTGCTTGACGACTCCTGCCAGATGTTTGCCTCGTCCAGGATCACCTTCTGGATCAGGTACGAGGACAGCGGCTTGAGGTTGACGCTCGCGGCGTAGCCCTGGCTGAGAGCCTGGAAGGTGGTCGAGTTCGTCCCCAGGTAGCTGACGCTGTGGTCGTAGTAGACGCACAGCGAGAGCAGGGTCTCGGTGCCGGCGGTGGTCCCGGAGCCGAGCGTGATTGTGTACTCGCCGCCGCGCTCGACGTTGACCTCGACCGGAATGTTCGACAGCGCCGCGTCCTCGGTGTCTCCGCCCTCGCTCGTGAACACCAACTTCCCGGCGCCCGCGGTGCCGGAGCGGGAGCAGACCACCAGCACCTTCAGCTTGCCGATCAGCGACTCGGGGACGCGGAAGCTGCCGACGGCGATCGAGTCGGTGCCGTTGCCGGTGGCCGTGAACTCCACCGTGAATTGCTCGCCGACCTTGTTCCATTTGTTTGCAGACCAGCCCCCCTCCATGACCTTGCCGCCGTAGAGGAAGTTGGCGTTCATGGACGCCTCGCGCAACAGGCTCAGTCGCGCGGCGATCCCACTCCCCGCCTTGCTCAACGGGATCGGACTCCAACCTTCGGGGATCGTCTTCATGGCACGTACCTGTGCGGCACGTAGCCACCGAAGGCGAGAGCGTCGTCAGCCATGAAAGCGTAGATGTCCACCTGCTGCACCTCGACCACATCCGCTGCGTTCGCAAACAGCAGGATGTCGGTGTTCGCTGGCGTGTGCGTCGCCGGCACCACGTCGAGGACGATCGCCGTAGTGGACCCGCCGACGGTGATCGAGACGATCGTTGCCTGCCCGGAGATCGTTGCGAGGTCCGCGGTCGCCACCTCGATCACGTCGCCCACGGTGAAGTGGGCAACGTCGGTGTCTCCGTCCGCGGCGTAGCTGTCGTTGTCCACCGTCAGCGTCTTGGTCCCACCCACCCACGCCGTCACCAGGGCGGAGGGAGCGACGTGGCGGAACTGGCCCGAGTGGATCCCCATCATCAGCAGCAAGAACTCGACCGTGCCGTCCGCGTCGTTGGGCTTCTTCTTCGTGATCACGCCCGGCGCGGCCGTGACCCCGATCGTCCCGTCGGTCACGTCGGGGATCGCGGTGTTCGTCAGCGTCACCAGGTCGCCGGCCTCCAGCGTGTGCTGGCCCCAGAGAACGGTCACGTCCACGACCGGCGGCGGGCGCTCGAACCAGGTCTGCCACCAGCCGGTCTGGTCCAGCGCCCAGGCGTCGGCGCCACCACCGCCGGCCAGGCCGGGGAATCGGAGGCCAGCGCCCTCGAAGGCCGGCCGGTTCGCCCGGGCCCTCATCAGTCCGGAGTCGCGCTCGACGGTGCCGAAGACGCCCTCGTACAGTGCCTGCGCCTCGGTGAACTCGGAGAAGTTCTCCGTGGCGTGACCCTTCAAGCCGCGATCGTACTTGTAGCGGACGCGGCCAATGACTGCGGCGATGTTGGCGTCGAAGCCGGGGGCCTCGACCAGGTGCGCGGCCGTGATCGCCGTCGGGGTGTCGAGAGGCATCGGCGGATCGAGCCGCCGGATCGAGTAGAGCCCCTGCAGCTTCGTCACCGGGAACAGCCCCCAGGGCTGGTAGACCTCCTTCGTCAGAAACTCGCGGAGCTCGAACGGCTCCACGATGACCCCGGCCCCGCGCTGCCCGGGGATCTTGAGGTCGCGCGTCTGCTCGATCTCGGTCTGATCAAGCCAGGAGATGGGGACGCCCATCCCCCAGGCACGGGGAAGGCTGTCGTAGTTCGTCTGCCCGGCGGTGTAGTTGGTGCCGTTCGCCACGCCGTTTGTCGTGCTCGTGCTCGTGCCGGTGGAGAGGATCAGTTGCAGGGCGATGTCGATCGGGTGGTCGGAGATCCAGGGCAGGAAGAAGAGCTCACCCTTCACGTCGACGCTTCCATCGCTCGACCACGCAATCGGCAGCACCTCCTTGACCTCGGTCCCGGCCGAGTGCTGCTCTCGTGGGGTGCCGAAGCAGCCGCTCTTGATGATCTCCATGGCCCCGGGCGGGTGGCTCGCGGTGGTGAAGGAGACGAGCAGGATCTCGTCCTCCACCTGGACGAAGGTGGCCTTGTCTCGCCCACGCGCGTCGTTCCACGCGGCGAGCCCGGCGCTGTCCGCGCGGAGCCGCTCGTAGTCCTTCGGCTGCGGCGTGAGCCAGTCCCGATTCGACGCGAGGTTGTCGTCGCTGCTCTCGACCCCGGTGCCGCCGCCGACGCCCGGGAGTCCGATCCGCAGCGTCGACTTCCACTGCCCGTCAAACAGCTTCTTCTTCTGCCCGTTCCCGACCCAGCCCGAGACGCGCCGATCGATCGACTCCACCCGCAGCGCGAAGCCGGTCTTCTCCGAGTTCTGTGGGCAGCCGGTGACGATCCCGATCATGCGGATCACGGAGCCGTCGTCCGTCGCCTGCGCGTCAGCCCACGTCCCGAGGAAGTGGCGGACCGTGGCCTTGCGCTGGCCGAGGAACCGGGGGTAGTTCGTGACCACCGTGCTTGCGGTGTGCACTGCCGCGGTGCCGCCGTACATGCCGCGGTTGTCGGTGGCGCTGGTGATCGTGAACACGGAGCCGGCGCGGCTGGCGTAGACGATCGTCTCCCGGCCGACGTAGATGGTGCCGCCGGTGGTCGGGTAGGCGGTTGCGTCGGGCGTCTCGTTGACCGTGAGGCTCGTTGCCGCCGCGGTCATGGACGACGCGAGCGACAGGGCGTTGTCGGTGCGTCCGACCCCGAGCCCGAGAACGCCGGTCAGCGTGCGATCTAGGTCGAGGATCTCCAGGGTCATGACGCCGATCGTGGCCGTGGCCGCGAGCACGTCCACGCGCTGATCGAACCCAGCCGGCGGCTTCACGATCCACGGCTTGATCCCGAGCAGCCGGTCCTTGACGGCGGTGCGTCCGCCGAACACGGTGGCGGTCGCGGACCTGTAGCCGTACGCCCACGGCAGCCCCTCGATCTCCACCCAGGCCGAGACCTCGATCCGGCGGGCGGCGAGGGCCGTGCTGTAGGCCGCGGGGATCGTCACGACTGGTAGGCTCCGAAGGTGAGGTCGAGCTCGTACAGCGCCGGCTTCGGAAACATGCGCACCGGGCGCCAGCGGTTCGCGGGGGCTTCGAGGAAGTAGTCCACGTACGTGCCCAGCGTCTCGCGGTCCTCCCAGTAGCGGAACTTGGTCTTCGCGGCCGACCACCAGCGCTCGAGCGACTGGTAGACGTAGGCGCCCTCCTCGTCCTGCAGCACCTTCCAGATGTCGACGAAGCGGAAGGCGACCTGCCGGATCGTGACCGTCCCGTGCTCCACGAAGAGGTGGTGCCCGTCGAGCGACTTCTGCGCGCCCTGCGTGATCTCCGTGACATCGTAGCTGTCGAACGTCGGGGCGATGTCCGGGCTCCAGTAGTTCTGCGCCTGGTAGTCGCTGGTGTTGCTGACCGCGAAGTCCGAGGCCCCGGCGGCGACGAAGCCCAGCAGCTCATTGCAGTCGTTGGCGACGCTCGTCACCTTGATCGAGGTCCCGCTCTGCAGGATCGTCACCTTCCCAGTGGTCGCGGAGATCGTGATCGTGTACGTCCGCGCGTCGCCGTCAGCCGCCTCCATGGCTGTGTCGAGCGCAGCCAGCAGGGACTCCGGGTCGACGTAGGTGGCGCTGGCGATCGTCGCCGTGTAGTCCGTGACCCCGCCGTCCAGGCGGAAGCGCAGTTTGTTGTTGGTCGCGTCGATCGTCAGCGGGATCCAGAGGCGAGGGATGGGGCTGCTCACTTGACCCCCTCGTACAGCTTCAGCGCCTTGTCGACGGCCTCGCCCACGGCCTCGCCGGTCATGTACGGGCCGACCACGTTGATCGTGACCCGGGGCCCGGCGTTCTCGCTGGCTGCGTTGCGGGTCGCGGCCTCGCGCCGGCGCTCGTCTCCCTCGGCGGCGCGGCCCTCCGCTCGCTCCTTGCGGCTCCTGGCGTTGTCCTCGAACGCGATCTGCTCCTGTCCGGAGCGGTTGCGGCCGGAAGAGATGGACGAGGCCGCGGCCCCGGCCGTGACGGCGACGCCCGCGAGGAGCCCGGCGGCGGCGAAGTGGCCGGCGGCAGCGCCCTGCATGCCCGGGGTCGCGGCGGCGGCGATCCCGAGGGCCGTCTCCACGATCGCCCGGGTGCCGGCCTCGGCCGCCATCGAAGCGAGGACGGCGGCGAGGCGCTCGCTCTCTGCGGCCTTGGTGTCCTTGGCCGTCAGCACCTCGGCCTTGCGGCGCAGTTCGAGCTCGCGGCGCTTGATCGCTGCGATCTTGTTGTCGCGCTCGGCCGAGGTCGTGGCCGCGTCTCGCTCCTTCTGGAGCTGCGCGATCTGGGAGTCGGACGCCGCGAGCCGGTCCTCGTAGCCCTGGATCGTCAACTCGGTGGCGTAGCGGTTCTCGGTCAGGCTCTCCTGGATCGCCTGCGACAGAGCCCCGAGCGCGGCGCTTGCGACCATGGACCCGGCCTCTGCTGCGGCGCCGATCGCACCGAAGGCGGCGGCACCCTCGGTGCCCATGTCCATGAACTCCTGCTTCAGCTTCTCGATCTCGCCGCTGGTCTGCCCGGTGGCGGCGAGCAGCGAGTCCAGCGCCGAGGTGTCGAAGGTGGCGAGGGTCGCGTCGTTCTTGCCCTGCTGCTGCTCACCGGCGGCGACACCTCGGGCGACACCGGCAGCGAGGGTGTCCGCCTGCATGGCCTTCCACTGCTCGCGGCGGCGGATCTCCTGGGCGAGGGACTGGTCGTGCAACTCGTTCTGGAACTTGACCCGCTCGACCTCCTTTTGGAGGAGCGCGGCTTCGGTGGCGTCCAGCTTCTCGTGTCGGGCAATCTCTGCGCGCTGGAGTGCCTCCATCTCGGAGGCCCTGGCCTTGGCTGCGGCGGCGGCTTTCTGGTACGACGCGAACGATTCCTCGGCCGCGTTGAGCCGAGCGGCTGCTTCCTCTCGGTCGAGCTCTGCGGTCTTGTTCTCGCGGGCCCTGGCCTTGATGCGCGTGTACGTCTCTTCCGCCGTTCCGAGGCGCCCGATCGCGGCGGCCTCCTCAGCGCGCAGGCCGATCAGCTTTCGCGCCACGTCGGAGAGGGAGCCGCTCTGTGCTATGACCTTGGCGCGCTCCTCTTGGATCCTGGCGAGATTCTCCAACTCGACCCGGTAGTCAGTCTTGCTGCCGCCGACGGCGGCCTCCCGGGCGACCTGCTCATCGCCCTTCCCCTCGCGCGCAACCTGCTGCTTGGCGATCAGAGCGTCGAGGGTGGCTTCTGCCTTGGTTGCGTAGGTGTGGATGTCTCCGAGCGCGGTCTTGAACCCGGAGGCAAAATCTCCGCCTGCGATCGCTGCGGCATCGGACGCGGCCCGGCCCATGCCGACGATCTGCTGAGAGGTAAGGCCAGCTTCCTTGCCGGCCACAACGAGAGCCTGGACGGTTGCAATGTCGAGGTCCCCGGCGTACCCGCGGAATGCCTGCGCGCTGGCAACAACCTCGGCACGAGTCACGCCGAACGTGCGGGTGAGAACCTGGAACTGTGCTTCCAGCGCCCGCACGTTCTTGACGTGCGAAACCAACTCACTGATCGCAAAGCCGGCCGCAGCAACAGCACCGCCGAGCACAAGACCTGCCCCGCCCGCAGCGCCGAATGCCCTTGTCGCCGCACCGCCGAATTGCACAACCGAACCAACCGCGCCGCTCGTGTCGACCCCGAGGGCAGACATCAACCCGCCGAGCTTGCTGATCGTCTCCCCGCCGCGCTTGGCGGAGGTCTGCATCTCATTGAGTCCGTCAGCGGCCTCCTTGCCAACCTTTGCGGCCTCCTTGCTGGCCTTTGCGGCCTCACGTGCGGCCTCCCTGTTCACCCTCTCGGCATCCCTGCTGGACGCCCCGAGCTCCTTGCTCGACTTCACCAGCGCGGCCTCGGCCGCCTTCGTCTCCGCCAGCGCCTTCTGCGACGCCTCCGCGCCGACGACGTTGATCCCGAAGGTGTAGTTCGTGTCGCTCTGCTCAGCCACGCGCTACCTCCTTCGCCCCAGCACCTGCTGCAGTTGGCGCTTCCGCTCGCCTTCGGCCTCGTGCTTCTTCCGCTCCGTGTTCTGCCGCCGCAGGTACTCGCCCCGCAAGAACGCCAGGGCGGCGGCGAGCTTCGACGGCCAGAGCCGACTGTCTGCGCCGGGGGGCGCACCCATCTCCGTGGCCGACAGGTACATGTCGAGGATCCCGTACGCCCACGACGACACATCGAGCCGCGGGCAGCGCAGGCGCTTCGGATCGTCGCGGCCCTCGTAGTAGCCGGGCGGGTACTCCCACGAGATCGGAGACTCCGCCGGCTGCGAGTGGCCGAGGGCCACGCGCATCGGCGGCTCGCACTCGGAGCAAACGAACTCGTCAGCCGGCAGCCACACCAGCGCCAGGAAGGGACCTCCGCTCGGCCGCGGAGAGGGACTGCTCTGCGGTCACGCGGTCGGCGAGCACGTCGAGGAGCGTGACCTCGAAGAAGATGGGCTCACCCTTCCGCCACTTCGGCGCCCCGCCGGATGCGAGCGGCCCGTCCGACTGCGCGAGCACGGACTCGCCCTTCTTCCAGAGCGGGGCACCATCCTCTCCTGCGGGACCGTCCTCCGTCGCCGGCACCGTGGCCCGGCGAACGAGGGTGCGCTCATAGCGGTCGAGCACGTCGTCGCGCAGCACCTGGAACTTCTCGCCGCAGAACGACGACTCCACGGTGTCGCACGGGATCTGCTTCCCGCTCTGCGACACCAGGCACTCGTGCTTGGCGATCCCCCAGCGCACGATCTCGCGGTTGTGCTGGCGCCCCTTGACGACGTGATCGCCGTCCCGCTTCTCGGCCGCGTGGTGATCCACGGCCTTGGCGGTGAGTTCATCCAGCTTGCCGCGCGGAATCGGGCGAACGTGGAACACGGTGCGCACCGGGCCCGGGTCCTCGGGGAGCGAGAACGGTTCGGTTTCCTCGGCGCTGTAGCCGGTCAGCATGATGTCTCCAGGGTTGGGGTTGAGCGGGCTGCGAGAGAGACCCGAGCGGGAGTCGAACCCGCCTCCACCGGACTGGCTTGCCGGTGCTCGTTGCCCGGGGCCGCGTGTCCACCCAGGCGCCTGGGCTTTCGCGCGGCATGTCTCCAGGCGTCGCTGAGCTATCGGGCCGGAAGGGCTAGCCAATCGCCAGGTTCACCGGGGCGAATGTGGTCGCGGCGGGCTGGAGCGCGCGAATCGTCAGCGTCATCCAGTCCTGCCCCTCCACCTCCTCGGCCGGGGGCGGGACCACGATCTGGCAGTTGGGCGCGTAGACGGCGACCATGTTTCCGAGTCCGCCGTCGAGGAAGGTGAAGATCGGGAACGTGGTCTTGGCCTGGTACGCGGTGAGGTATGCCTCGTCGCGCTGCACCTTGACGGAGAAGATCCGCGACTGACCGACGACCTTCCACCCGCTGCGACCCTGAGCCCCGCCGTTCGACGGGATCGGCTTGCGGTCGTTGCCGAGATCGAACGACAGCTCGGCGCACTCGGTCGCGGTGCCGTTGTAGTAGAAGGGCGCGCGCCGAGTGACGACGGCGGACGGGTAGGCGTCGGTCGTGGCCGCCAGCGAGCCCTTGGCGCTGGCGAAGTCGGGGTCGTCGATCAGGTAGTCGAACGCGAGGAGCGGCACCTTGCGCGCGGACAGGCTCTCGATCTTCACGTTGCCGATGCAACCGAGACACGTGATCTCGTAGCCGTTGTCGCCCTTCATGCACAGGGCCTCGTAGCCGAAGCCGGAGGACGCCGCGCGGTAGTTCGCCATCGCGTAGCAGACATCGGTGTTCGCAGGCGTCCCGCTCCACGCAGGAGCCACGGTGAGCGTGGAGCCCACTTTGACGGTGACGGCGCGCGCCTCGTAGACCCCGGCGGACGCGAGCCGGTAGATGATGTCTCCCACGTTGATGGTCGTCGCCACGGCCACGTCCCCGCTCGTGGTGGTCCACCCCGCGGAGAACGTGGTCCCGGTGCCGAGGTTGACGGCGCCGAACTGCGCGAGGAGCGAGAGCCCCATCTCGCCGTGGATCGCTGCGACGGTCGAAGCAGCGGCGGTGCCGGAGCCGCGAAGCTCCGTCTTGAAGCTGAAGGCTCCACCCTCCGCGCCGGGGATGATCCCGCTGCTGTCGAAGGTGTCGTCCTGCAGCTCGCGCTCGATGGGCTCGCCGAAGTCGGGAGCCGGAGAGAAGTCGCGCGCGTGGACGAAGCGGTAGTCGGAGCCGTCCGCGTCGGGGTCCGTCGCCCAGGTCGACTGCGTGGCGACGTAGAGCGACTTGATCCTGGAGATTCCGACGGCCATGGGCGTTCCCTCGCGGCCCGAGCGGGGCCGAAGACGTTGGGTTGGTTGGGTGGCTCGCTACGTGGTGGCGAGCTGGTAGAGGACCGTGAAGGAGAGGACCATCGTGCGCACGTCCGGGTGCGCGTGGTTGCGCTTGAAGCTCGCGCCTCGGGCGAGGACGAGGCGGACGCCGGTCGGGTTTCCGGTGAGGTTGGCGAGCCGGTTCTCGATCGCCTCTGCGTCTCGGCCCATGCGCGCGTCGAGCTCCGCGCGCGAGAGGCTGACCATGTACATCACTTCAATCTCGAACCCCTGCTCCACCTGGCGGCTGCTGGCGCCGAAGGTCTCGGCCTCTCGCCGGCTCGTGAGCCGGATCTCGAACTGGCGGTCATGCCCCCGGTAGATCGTGGACCCGTTGGGCTCGAACGTCTCAAGCGGCGTGGCGCGCACGAACGAGGCATCCACTGGTGCGGTGGCAACAGGTGGCGTCGTCGCCGCGACCTGGGTGGCGATCCAGGTGATCACGTCGGCGACGTTGGTGTTCGCCATCAGCGCCCCCGGGTCTTGCGCACGAGCGCGTCCATGAAGTTGTTGCCGATGGTGCCGAGTTCCAAGCGCTCGCCCGGCTGGCGGATGCCGAAGAACTTGCGGCCGGAGAGCCCGGTCCGCGTGACCGACTCCAGCCCGCGAGCGATGTCGACAAGGTGCGAGTCCAGCCACCCGACCTCGGCCCGGTTGCCGGCGTTGGCGATCTCCATGAGCCCGGACATCAACTCGCCAGACCACCAGAGCCGCGGTGTGCCTCCGTGCATCAGCCCCGCCTTCTTCCGCTTCAAGGCGTAGGGCTTGGTGTACTTGCGGAACTTCTCGTGGTTGAGATCCCCGCGGCCCGTGCGCACGCGGTTGACGATGATCCCGACCACCCCAGCCGCCAGGTCCGACAGCAGCCCAGACACCGCCACGCCGTCGAGGTCGGGCGGGATCCAGTTCTTGTCTACCTTCAGGGTGGAGACGACTTCCACGGGCGCCTCCGAGGTGGCTGGTTGCGGCAGGGCTACGGCTCGTCGTTGCGCCGAACGATCGGGGCGATGTTCTCGTCCTCGCCCTCGTCGTCGTCGGACAGAGACAGGCGCTTGATGTGCGAGCCCACGCCCTCGGAGTTGGTCGGCAGCACGTCGGAGAGGTAGCGCTCCGGCTTCTCCTCCAACTTCTCGATCCGGCGCTGGTACTCCTCCCAGTCTGCGTCGGCGCCGGGGGATGCGGCCTGGAGCAGGCCGGATTTGGCGACGAACCAGTGCGCGGCGAGCTCCACTGTGGTCCGCAAGAACTCGTACGCCTCGGTCCCGGAGACGAGATCCGCCGGCGTGATCCCCTGCGCCCGGACGATCGCGTTCACCTCGGTCGAGGCGTCGGCGATGATCAGCGCCACGTTCGCCGCCGTGGGCTTGGTCGTGGTCGAGAACGCAGCGGCGTCCGGCCAGAACTTCGCCCGGACGAGCTCGGCGGTGATCCCGTAGACCTGGGCCACGACCTACCTCCGGCCGCGGTTCGGCCTGTGCTGCTGCTGCGGGATGAACTCGCGGTGCGGGGCCACTGCGGGGGCCTGCTGCGGGGTGATCGAGAGCGCGGCGGCAGGCTCTGCGGCCGGGGCGGGTATGAGGTCCGCCGCCTCACGGAGCGCCTGCTGCGTTGCCTCCGCGCCGGCGACGGCGATCTCTGCCTCCACCGCCACCCGTACGATCCGCTTGGCTCGGATGTGCAGGTCGAGGTTGGCCCACTTGGCGGCCTCGGGCACGTCGTCGCCGGGGGCGTAGCGCCGGCCGGTGTTGCCGACGAGCGAGGACCGCGGCCCGCAGACGTATCGGAACTGAGACACGTGAGACCTCCGGAAGCGCAGCGGGGCCGCTGTCACGAGCCGGCCCCGCGCGAAGTGGGCTACTGGACGACGAGGGAGAAGAAGACGCCCAGGCTGGAGGCGATGATCTTGTGCTGCACCGCCACGATCCCGTCCACCCGGTCGCTGCGGCGGCTGCGGATCTCGTACTTGTCGAGGAGCGCCCCGCCCTTCGCGTCGGAGTACGGCTTCCAGGCGAAGGTGTACATAGCCGAGGGCGTCCGCTTCCCGGGCTTCTCCGGGACGTGCATCAGCAGCGCGGACTTGCCGTAGAGGAAGGCGGTGGTCTGCGATGCCTGCCCCTCCTTCGAGGTGGTGGAGACGGCCCTGGCGGTGACGACGCGCTTGAGCTTGAACGTCCGCGCCAGATCCTCGTTGGTCGGGGTCCGGTTGGTGTCGTTCGGCATCCGGTCCCGCACGTCGGGCGAGGAGTAGAGCGCGCGCTCCACGTCCGGGCCCATGACCATGATGTTCGGGCGGTAGCCGGTCAGGCTCTCGACGTAGTTGCACTGCCGCAGCACCGCGTCGACCGGGGTGGAGCCGGCCGAGCCCCAGTACACGGTGGTGGTGTCGGCCTCGGCGGTGGCGTGGCCGGTGATGTCGCGGCCCCAGATCGAGGTCGCGAACGCCGCGGTCTTGAAGAGGACCTCGCACTTGAGGGCCATCTTGTGCGCGACGAACTCGGCGGCGTCGTTGTCCTCGTCCAGCACCGCGTCCTGGTTGCTGCGGCTCAGCCACGAGATGTCCTTGTGGTAGCCGTATGGCACGCACTGGAACGTGTCGGTGGAGAGCCGGTAGCCGCCGCCGGCCGACTCCGCGCCCTCGGCGAGGACCTCGGCGTCGTCGCGGAGCCAGTCCTCCTTGTTGAAGACGTAGTAGCTGTCACTCATCTTCGGGGTGAGGATGAGCGGGGACGCCTGGTGGGCGACGAACTTCTCCGGGTCCTGCATGTACGCGACCGCGGTATCGGTCAGCGGCTGGTTGATGTGTCCGGATGCGAGCGTGGGGTTTGCCATTGCGAGCTACCTTTCTGGTGCCCGCAATGCGGGCGAAAGTGAAACGGCGCCAGAGTCGCGAGACCCGGACGCCGGTGGGGAGGATGGGTGTGTCGGGGTGAGGCTACTGGTAGAACATCGTGATCGTGGCCTCGCCCTGGCTGAACTGGGTCGAGCCGGAGACCTCGATGTCGATTGCGTCCGTGGCGGTGAAGTCGCCCCCGGCGGTGACGGCGGTGGACTCCACGGTCTCACCGCGGGTGTCCTGGTTGTCGGTGGTGAGGGTGAGGACACCGCCGGTCACGTCCACGGTGGCGATCTCGGCGTTGATCGCGCAGCCCTTGCCGCCGGTGCTCGCCACCACGTCGACGCTCGAGGTGAACTTCACGATCCGCCCCGGGAAGCCCATCACGATGCCGGTGCGAACGTTGCCGTCCACGGAGAGGCCGGCCAGGGTGCCCTGGTAGACGACCATCGTGCGCACGGGCCGCGCCTTCCCCGCAGGGACGAGGAACACGCTGGCGATGTCGTTGGCCACGCCGTCGACCAGCGCCCGCGCCACGACCGGGTGCCAGGTGGCGACGATCAGCTTGCCGGCAGCGTCGACGCCGAGCGAGTCGCCCGCGTTGACGGTGCCGCCGAGCTTGGCCTTGCTGCGGCCGAGGCACATGATCGCCGCGTTCTCGGCGTCCTCGGGGTCGTTCTGCAAGATGCCGAATGCCTCCGCGCCGAGGCCGGCGAGGGCGGCCCTGCCGTTGCCGTCGACGGTGACGGCGTAGTACTGCGAGGACGAGAGGTCGCCCTCGGCCTCCAGGGAGGTGACGAGGATCGGGGTCTCGGTTGCCATTTCGGAGCCTTTCGGACGCACGACGGCGCCCATGCGGCGAGCGGTGGCTCGTCGCGAAGTGGTTGCGTTGGGTGCTGCGGTGCGGCGGGCTAGTTGAGCTCGCCCTCGGTGTCGTCCACGTCGTCCACGGACCCGCGCCGAGCCTGGTAGGCCTCGGCGTAGAGCCTCGCGTACCCGGGATCCCTCTGCGCCAGGACCGCGGCCTTGGCCGGGGTCAGGGTCGGGTCCTTCTCGCGGAGCGCGATCACCTTCGCGGCGGTGAACGCCTTGAGCTGCGCGCGCGCCGAGGTGCCACCGCCGGGGACCGCCGAGGCCGAGCGGCCGCGCTCGGTCATGGGCACGACCTCGGGAGCTGCGGCGCCGAAGCACTTGGAGAAGCCGTCGGCGCCCATGGCGTCGTACGCCTTGAGCAGCGAGTCGCGCGCGGCCGCGGGCGCCTTGCCGGCGGCGATCGCGGCGTCGACCGCGGCCTCGGCCTCGCCCTTCTTCGCGGCGTCCTCCGCGGCCTTGATGGTCTCCTTCGCCTTCCCGAGATCCTCGGAGAGCTTCAGGATCTGCGCGTCCTTCGAGTCGCGGGCCGCGGTCAGGACCACGACCTCGGCCTTGGCGCGGGTGAGCTCCACGTCGGCCGCGGCTGCCTTGCCGGCGGTCTCGGCGAGGAGGGCGGCGGTCTTGGCGTGGTCCGCAGCCATCTTCTCGTGCTCCGCGAGGGTGATCGTCTTCGGTGCGTCCATGGTGTTCTCCTGTCTCAGCGCGACGGTTGAGGCGGGGACGATCCCCACCGCGTTCATGTCCGGGATCGCCGGACGATTCGTGAGGGCGACGGCCTGCAGCACTGCGGAGAGCGTGTCTCCGCTCGTCGGGTCGAGAACGTCGAACCCGATCTCGGGCGAACACAGGTCGTACTCCTCGGCCTCGGCGTACTGCAGCGCGCGAGGCGTCGGCTTGATGTACGCGAACAGGGCCGGGGCCCCGGCTTCGTTCGTCTCGATCTTGAGGCCGATCACACGGCCGGCGCTCTTGCCGTCCTCGGCGTTCTGCGGCGAGTAGGTCCCGTGGTTGTAGTCAGCGGGGACGCGGCGCGCGTACGCCTTGAAGTTGGCCAGCAGCGTGTCTGCGAGCTCCGCGGAGAACTCGATCTTCCCGTACCGCGAGTCGTGCACGGTCGCGCCGATGGGTGCAATCTGGAGACGCAGCAGCTTGGTGTCTGGGGCGAGCCCGAAAGACACGTCCGCCGTCACGACCCGCACTGGGGTCGCTGCGAGGATCCAGGGGTGCATGGGCTACTCCGGCTTCTTGCAGTCGGTCGCGTTCGGGTTGTCGCTCCGACACACGAGGTAGAGGTTGAACGAGTCGATCAGCCTCGCTCGCTCCAGCTTCGCGATCCGCTCCTCGTGCTGCTCCGAGGTGGCCTGCACGTCGGCGAAGGATGCGGACGCGCGGCCGGCCATGAACAGGGCCCCGGCCGAGAGCAGGATCGCAGCCCCGGCGGCGGTGACGATCCGCCACGAGGGGGCCTCAGCAACGGCGAGGAGAGCGTCCTTGCTCACGGGACCTCCACTGGAGCGCCACACCCGGGCGGCTCGTGGCCAGCGATCACGACCTCGGGGCATGTCACGCCACCACTAGGCCGCCCGTGCTTGCTCATGGGCACGACCGTCAGCGCCAGGCCGCCCCGCGACAGCGACGCGCACAAGACATCGCGGGCGGTGCCGGGCACTCCGTCGAACCCGGCCGGCAGCGCGGCCCCGCCCCCGCCCTCGGCCTCCGGCGCCGCCACGATCTCCACGTACTGCGTGGTCAGCGTCCCGGACTCGCAGTCGATCCCGTTCTCGCTCAGAGCCTGCGCCGCCTCGCATGGCCCCTGAGCCAGGGCGACGAAGCACTCGCCACCAACCAGGGCCGCGGGGACCTCTCCGGTGGCGAGCCACACAGCGACCGCGCCACCGGCTGCGGCGAGGGCGGCGGCGGCGACTGCAGCGGAGGAGCGGTGGTTCATGCGTTCACCGCCTCGCCGTTGCGGATCCACCCGTGCCACCCGGCGGCGCCCTTGGCGTTGACCGAGGGCGAGAGCGAGAGCGTCTCGATCGTGTCCCCGGTGCGCACCCACCAGTGACACGCCACCGGGTAACCCTGGCCCTCGCCCTTCGGCCCGCCGTCGAGCGGGTTCTCGAAGGGGACGGCGATGTAGTCGTTCTGGTGGTTCGGGTTCAGGAAGAGCACGCCCATCCCGTCGCGGCCGTTCTCCGAGTAGAACTTCGCGTCCAGGTCTGTGAGCCTCACTGCCGCACCTCCAGCGTCCGCAGCCACCCGTTGAACTGCCCAGCCCCGGCCACGGTCGCACCGATGCCCGCTGAGGCAGCGTGTGCGGTCGGCATGTACCCGGCCCCCGTGAGCGAGGTTGCGACCGAGACGTGATCCTGCTCGACCCAGACGTTGCCGGCTCCCCACCGGAGACAGACCTCGTGCGCGCCGCCGGTCCACGTCAGGGCCGCGGACTGAACCGTGGTTGTGTTCGCGGCGGTTCCGGTCGAGCAGTTGGCGCGGCGGCTGGAGTCAACCCAGCAGGCGACGCCGTTCGTGCCCGTCCTCGTGTCGAAGAGGTAGGCGTCCGCGGCGGGTGCGGTCCACTCCGGCGTGACCGTGACGCAGACCTCGCCCTGCCCGGTCGGGAACCCCTGCGTCCCGACCGTCGGCTTGTCCGGCAGGCGCGCCGTGGCGAGGGTGGTGGTGTTGATCGAAGACGTGGCGAACGTCCCCGCTTCCTTCTGCGCTCGCCAAGCGTAGACGGTCAGCGCCGGCTGCGTGTTCGGCTGCCCAGTGTCGCGGGCGTCGGGACCGAGCACGAGGAATGACGACGGGGTAGCGAAGCCCTCCAACTCGCACCGGCTCCACGAGGTCGTGAGCGCGCACGCCGTCCGCCCCTGGTACGTCACGGCGTCGTTCGTGGTGGAGAGGTAGAGCGTTCCCGTCCCGGTGACGGTGCGGAGGTAGATGGAATTCGACGCTACGGCACCCGCCGCCTTCGACATGGTGACGACGCTGAACTCTCCGGCGGCGTCGATCGCAGTGAATGCGATCTGCTCGGCGGTGGTGGTTCCATCCGGGGCAACGGCAGCGTTCGGCGTGACCACCGGAGCCGCGGTCCCGGCGCCGTTGTTCGACTTCGCCCACGCCGCGTTGTCGAACTCGCTCGCGTTCGTGAGCAGGTTGGTTCGCCCCTCCTCGACGTAGAGCCCGGTCCCCGGCAGCACGCGGCCCATGTCGTCGCCAAAGTCAGCGACGGCGACGCCCGCGGCGTTGGTGTAGTCCATGCCCGCGGTGCTGTTGCGGTCCACCGCGACGTTGCGCGACTCGGCGATGGTGCCGGCCCACTGGCTCTCGATGCGGAGCAGTTCTGCGTCGGTGAGGGTGCAGGGGAAGATTGCAACGAGCGACTCCACCCCGTTGAGCCAGTACGACGTGGACGAGTGCCGCCCAAACCACGCCTCTTCGGTTGTGGCCGCCGCGGGGTTCACGTTCCACGCTGCGGCTGCCGACTGGCTCCCATTCGCGCGGGCGGTCAAGACCTTGGTCGCGGTGTCGAATCGGCACGATTCCACGAACCATCGCCCCGACTGCGACGCTAGATTCGCAGACACGGCCTTGGTCGTGGGCGTGCCCGCGGCGTTGGCGACGTTGCAGACGTAGGTCGACGCGGCGCCGTAGGCGTAGAAGCCACGCAGCGCTGCGGCTCCCTGATCGAACGTGGGCGAAACCGCCAGCGCCCCGCCGGGTGCCGAGATCGTGATCACGGTGAAGTCGGCCACCCACAGATCCGCCGTCGTCGCCTTCGTGGTGAGTCGAGGCGCCTCTGCCAGTGCGTCGATCCTCGCCCCGTACCGCGCCGTCGCCCCGGTCCCCGGCACGAAGGGGCCGGTCTCGAACGTGGTCCCGGTGCCCTGCGTCACCGCCACGCTCGCCCCGGCGCCGTCCACGCAGTCCCAGGAGTCGGCGTCGGGCGTGCAGACGAGGGACGGGGCGCAGGTCAGGCCGGAGAGGTTGACGAGGCCGGAGGTGGAGAGGGGGCCGGAGAGGATTGGGCCCACGCCCTCAACAAACACCTCCTGCGCGGCGGCGGGAGAGGCGCAGGCGAGCGCGAGAGTGAGGGCGAGCAGGCGCATTACTGAGCCGACACCGCGGTCGCGTTGATATCTCCGGTTGCGCCCGCGCTGCGGCAGTAGCCGGTGATCGCCGGGACCTTGAGCCGCCGCGTGACGCCGGGGTGGAACTTGCTGCCGAGCGTCGCGCAGTCGGTTCCAGAGCCGCCGTCGTCCGTGCCGCAGAGGAAGACCAGTTCGTCGCTCCCCGTGAAGTCGTAGGTCCCGGCGGAGAGGCTGACGACGGTGGTCCCGTTCGCGGCGCAGTTGCTTGCACCCACGGGGGTCGTGAGGTCGGCAGCGGCCACGGAGAAGGCGTTGCCGCCGGTGACGCTGACGGTGCCGTCCACCGTCAGGCTGCCCGCGTTGTCGCTCACCGGCTGGACCAGCGGCGACGTGGCCGGCGACACGTAGAGCGGGGACGCGGCGGTGCCGATCGCGGTGCCCGACCCGTTGACCGGCGTCACCTTGAAGCCGCCCGCCGCCGTCAGGTACGCCTCCTGGAGGGCGTAGTAGGCGTTGGTGATGTACTTCGAGGTGATGCCGCTCGGCGCCGAAGCGTCCGCGTGCGCGAGCGCGACGGTGCCGAGGACGGCGCCGAGCACGAGCAGCGCGAGCGCGCCCGCTGCCGCGCTGAGGCGGTGGAGGATCTTGGTCATGGTCGGGGGCTCCTACTGCGGGGGCTGCAGGACGCGGAGACAACGGCAGAGCAACCACCTGCCCTTGCTGCTCTCGCACTGAGGGTTGGGCGACGCTGGGATCTGCCCAGCGTCAGCACCGGCCACGCTGTCTGCGATCGTCCCGTCTGCCTCGCGGCACGGGCCGCAGGTGCCGGAGTCGAGCAGGGCGCTGTAGAGCACCGGGTACAGCACGCCCTCGCTCTCGGCCTCGCGCATGAACGCCGCGCGCCCGGCGGAGTTGCCCTCCACCGAGAGCTCCATGGCCGTGCGCTTGATCGCGGGCGCCTCCTCGACCGAGGCCACGAAGTCGGCCCAGATTTTCTCTTCGCTGATCTCCTCCGGCGAGAGCCCAGCTTCCTCCGCCCACCGCGCGTCCCGGATCGCCAGGGCCCGGGTCATGCGGAGGATCTCGTCTGCGATCGTGTCGCCCTGCGAGCGGGCGAGGGAGTCGAGGGCCGGATCCTCCGGCTCCTCGATCGGCACCGCGGCGGAGTCGTCGTCATCCTGCGCGAGCGTCAGCGGCTCCGGCGCCGGGTCCGCGATGTCCTCCCGGATCGCCGCCTGCGACGCCTTGGCCGCGGTCTCCGCGCGCCCGGGCGCCATGTCCAACTCGGCCTTGGCGTGCTCGCGGCCGAAGGCGTAGAGGGCGGCGGCGTAGCCTGCGGTCGCGTCCGTGAGCGCGGCCCGGACCTCGGGCGGCACGTCGGCAGCGTTGACCGCCTTGAAGTCGCCCGTGGCTGCAGCCTTCCGGAGCCCGGCGACCCACGCGGTCACGGACGAGCGCTGCGCTTTGAGCGCGGCTGCGACGCCGGCCTGCAAGTCGGCCGGGGCCGCGTCGAGCTTGGCGCCGATCTCGGCGAAGCGGACCGCGCCCTCCCCGGCGAGGAGCGGGCGTCGGGCGGACCACGGGGCGCGCTCGCTGTGGAGCTGCGCGGCCGGGGCCCCAGCCAGCGGGAACGCGGTGTTCGCCTCGCCCACGGTGACGACGATCTCCGCGAACCGCAGCGGCTTCCGCTCCGCCCTCACGCCCACGTCCGGCTGCCCGGGGTCGACGTACGAGAGGGTCATGTGCGGCGTGAACCCGTGGTTGCGCTTCGGCCCGCAGCTCGCCGCGTCGAGGGCCGCGCACAGCGACTGCCGCAGGTCAGGCAGCGTCGGCGCGTCGAACGAGAGGTACAGCACGTCCTTGCCGTCGCTGCTCTCGGTCGCGGCGAACCGGCCGGTGCCGGAAAGCTCGCCCTCGCAAGGCGCCGCGGACTTCGCCCACGCCTCGACGGCGGCGAGCACCTTCGGCCCGAGACCCGGCTCCTTGCCGACGTAGGCCAGCGTCAGGTGGAGTTCGTCGGCGGGAAGCCCGCCCGCGACAGCCAGCTCCGCGGCCACGTCGGACGGCGGCCAGAACGCCACCATGACGCCGGCGTGCTTGGTCGGGTCTTCACCCATAAGCAGCGGCTCGCAGGTCCCGCACGAGCAGCCGGTCAGGCTGTGGGTCTGCGGCGGAGCGGCCGGGGCCGGCGCCTCCTCCACCTTCGGCACGAAGCCTTTGCCCGCGCTCCCGAGCAGCCGGTCCGCGGTGGGCCAGTCCACCTGGAACGCCATCTTCGCGATCTCAACCGCGGCATCCCGCGGCAGCGTGCCGGCCGCGACCTGAGACACGATCGCCACCAGGGCCGTGACCTGCGCGCCGTTGAGCGCGGACTCCTGCACGTCCGCCACCGGCTCCGCGGCGGGGGCTGCCCCCGGCACCGCAGCCGCCACCGGCGCCGCCTCAGCCTCCGGCGCCGGCAGCGAGAGCAGCTCGTGCGTGCGCTCCAGCGCCGAGCGGCCCGAGGTGAGCCCCGCGGTCTTGGCGTCGATCAGCGGCTTGAGGGCAGCGGCCACGTCCTCGCTGCGCAGCTTCGGCGTGGCAATGTAGGGGTAGGCGGCCTGCGGCCCGAAGTTCCACGTGATCAGCGCCGGGATCAGCTGCGTGTTGATCGGCTCCAGCAGGTCCCCGGCGAGCGCCTCCTCTGCGAGGACCCAGGGATCCTGCATGGCCGTGGACGCCGACAGGCTCCCGTTCGGGGTCGTTCCCGCGGACTGCCAGCCCTGCAGGAAGGCGTCCCGGATGTCTCGCTTCAGGAAGTCGATCGCGTCGGCGATGGCCTTGCCACCGTCGGGGTTGCCCTGCTTCCAGCTGATCTCGACGCCAGTGCGGAAGCGCCCGAACGCGCCCTCATGCGCCCGGAGGTTGCCGAGCCACTCGTCAATGTCCAGGAGGTCGGCCGGGGTCGTCCCCTTCTCCACGTTCGCAACGGGAACGCCAAGCGCCTCGCGGTCCATCCAGATCCCGAGGAGTTTCAGCCCGTCCAGGACGAGCTTGATCGGCATGTGGCACGGACGCAGCCAACTCTCGCCCGTGGGGTCGTCGCCGCTGGGCTCGACCGTGTGCACCAGCAGCGAGTCCACCGGGAGCGGCTCGAAGGTCTGGGCGCCCCCGTAGACCCGCTGGACGATCCCGGTGAGCACGCCGCCCGTGAACAGCCAGCGGTAGATCGTCCACGGCGGACGCGGCGCCAGCCTTGCCAGCGTGGTCTGCCGCCTGGTCTTGTCGTACCGACACACGACCTCGGAGACAGCGTGGCCGTTGACGATCGCGGTCCGGGCGGCCTCGCGGAGGTACCGAGAGAACCCTGGCTTCAAATCCTCGAACAGCGCCTTGCGGATGAACTCCGCGTGCGGGTCGAGGTTCTCCGTCCCCTTCCGGTCCCGCGCCTTACCGTCGGCCGGGGTCACGTCGGCGCCGGCCAGGGCGAGGACGATCGGCAGCACCGCCCCACGGACAGACTGCGCGCAGGCGGAGATCGTCTTCGCGCCCTTCTCGTACAGGCCGAGGGTGGTCACGTCTCCGTACGTCCGCGAGTCCACAGCCAACTCGCTGTTGGGCTCGCGCCGGTAGAGCCGACCACCGGGAGCGTAGAGGCCGGAGCTGCCCACCGGAGCGAAGGAGGGGACGAGCATGTGTCGTGCCTCCTTCGCTGCGGGGGTGGGGATGCTACGGGCTGCGGCTGCGGCTTACGCGAAGGTGATCGCGCCGGAGACGATCCGCTTGCCATTCGGCAGCACGAGCACCAGGTACCAGGTGGCGGCGCCGGCCTCGGTCACCACGAGATCGATGTCACCGTCGGACTCGCTCGTGAGCATCCACGCCTTCGCGCCGGCGATCGGCGTCTCGGTCGAGTCGGTGAACGCCGCCGTGGTCACGTCGGAGGCGTTGGTCAGGTCGTCGGTGTTGGCCGTCCAGTCGCCCGCGTTGTTCTCGATGGCGATGTGACCGAGCGAGACGTTGCCGGCGTCGGCAGCGGGGAGCGCCGCGAGGGCGGTGGGCGCGTCGTCGTACGCCTGCGGGGTGCCGACGACCTTGGTGCTGACGGTCCCGGCGGCGTTGATCTGCACGCGGATGCAGCCGAATTTGAGCGCGGTGATGACGTGCGCGGCGGTGAACACGAGCGCGGTCGTCGCCGCCTTGGTGTGCGAGACGCCACCGATCAGGAAGGCCGAGGTCTGCCCGGTCTTGAACTTCTCCGCCACCGAGTCGATCGCGAGGTTTCCGTCCACGAGTAGCGCGTTGGTGAGCGCCGGGGTCACGGGGATCGCGAGCCCGTCCGCGCCCACGGCGACGCCACCGCTCGGGGCGGTGGCTGCGATGCTGTCGCCCGTCGAGTCGTCGGAGAGGTAGGCGTAGAGCGAGGCGCGCTCGGCCATGTCGCCGCCGGCCGCGTTCTTGAGCTGGATTGTGAGCGCGATCGTGGTGCCGGCGTCCGCGCCGACCCCGATCGTGTGGACGCCGAGGGGGGCGAGGTTGAGCTTGCCGAGCTCGGCGGTGGTGGTGGCGAGGCCCGCGAGCTTCTCCAGCTCGGCCTCGGTCGTGGACAAGCCGGCCAGCTTGTTGATCTCGGTGGCGGTGGCCTCGATCGCGACCCCGCCCTTCTTGATCTCGGTGAAGTCCATCGAGTTGACGAGCCCGCCCGTGGTCGGGATCACCGCCTTGTTCGCGGCCACGGTGCCGGGGGTGATCCCGTCGAGGTAGCCGAACTCGGTGACGCTCAGGTCGGCGGTCTCCTCGAACGTCATGTAGCCGGAGCCCTTGAGGTGGGCGAAGTACGTGCTGGTGTTGTCGACGGCTGCGACGATCGCGGACTCCCCGGGAGCCAGGGCGGTGGCGGTGCCAGGGACGGTGATCGGGCCACGGATCCGGCCGGTGTTGGTGCAGCGCATGGTTGCAGACATGGGTCAGCCCTCTTCCGAGTAGCGAGAGCGGCCCGGAGGCGCCCCGCGGGTTGTCGTTGCGGAGCCGGAGCCGAGCCCGGCGAGCTTCTCGACGGCGCCGCTCAGGCCGTCCACCTGGTCGTCATGCGCGCCCGCGGGGAAGCCCTCGATCTCGTCCAGGAACGCCGAGTTCCAAGGGCCTCGCACGATGTCGACGTTGCCGGCTTCGGCAGCGGCGTTCACCGGGTTGGCGCGCGTGCGCTTGTCTCCCGTCGGTCGGTTGCCGCGACAGGAGAAGCCGCGCAGCACCGCCCGCTGGTAGTGATCCACGGTGTTGACGCCCGCGCTTCCGGGCTCCTGCTCGATCCAGACTTCCACGTCCGGGCCGTCGATCTCCGCGGTCTGCCGCACCAGCGCCTCGACGGCGCCGGGCTTGCCTCGCATTCGGCGCACGTCACAGACCGTGTAGCGGCCGCGGCTCTCAGCGACGAGGGCGCCTACGGTCCAGTCGGGGTCGGTGCCGGGAGCGGGCTCGGTCGCGGCGAGGTCCCAGTAGCGAACCCGGTGCGTGCCCGCCGGGGCGGCGTCGACGGTCTTGAACCACTCGCGGCGGAACAGGTTGCCGGCGGCGCGGACCGTCCAGTCGCCATTCTCCAACTGCGCCCGCGTCACCGGGTCGAGCTGCCGCAGGCTCTCCCGGTACTCGTCGCGGTCGAGGTGCGGGTTGTCGTCCAGCCGCGCCGGGATGAACGGCCGTCCCTGCTGCGCGCCCTCGATCAAGAACCGCTGCCGCACCCACTCGTGCCCGAGGCCACCGGGGTTGCTTGAGCCCCGCTGCCGCATGGGGATCTTGGAGCCGGCGAGCCGGCGACCGCGGGAGAGTAGGTAGCGGTACTGGCTCTCCGTGAACTGCGTCACCTCATCGAAGCCGACGTAGTGGAACTCGCTGCCCTGGTAGCGGTACTTGTCGATCTCGGTTTCCAGGTAACCGAACGTCAGCGTGGCCCCGCTCGGGAACGTCCACGTCTTGCGCTCGCCGCTCCACCGCGCGGCCGTGCCACCGAGCCACTGGTGCGCCCGGTCCATGAGCGCGCCCGGCAGGCTCAGGTCTGCGAACGTCCGCCGAAGCAGCAGGGCCGCGTAGCCCGGAACGTCCGCGTGCTGCAGCGCAGCCATGAGCTGCGCCGAGCTCTTGCCACCGCCAGCGGCCCCGCCGTAGAGAGCCTCACGGGTTTCGAGCAGGAGGAAGGCTGCCTGCGGTGCTGTCGGTTCTTGCGGGATCCAGCGGTTCTGCAGCGAGGCCACCCGCTGCCCCAGCGCCGCCTTCCGCTCCGCCGAGAGCGAGGCCACCCGCTCCGTCCATGATCGCGAGGATCGCAGCAAGGTGTCCATCCGTCGGCCGCGCCTTCACGGTGACCGCGGTCTCGACTGGCCCGCCGTTCGGGCCGGTGAGCGCGACGGCCTGCGCCGGCTTGCCCAGCGCGCGGTCGGCGATCATGCGGGCCGCGTCGAGGCGCACCCGCGACTCCTCGGCCGGGTTGAGCATGATCTCCACGGCGACCCGGATCGCCTCCTCGGCGTTCTCGGCAGCCAGTGCTCGAGCCGCAGCCAGGCGCTCCGCAGCGTCGGGCGTCAGCTTCTTCCGACCCCCGGGGTTGCCGCTCTGCCCGGGCTTGAAACTGGTCGGCGTTGGCACCCGCGACGGGTTCTTGCGGCGCGGCATGGCTCGCCTCGGGTAGTGCCTACTTCACGGTCAGCGCCTCGGGCGCGGATGGTGGCTCGTACGTGAAGCGGTAGCCGTGGAGGTGGGGCGGCGCCGCTCGCTGGCGGAAAGTGCGGGGCCGTTGGACCCGGCTAGCGGGCGGGCCCCTGCGTCGGGCGTCCTCGCGCACGAGATGCAACCCTGCGCCTAGGGTGCACCTCGGTTGCTGTCTTGTCTCGCCGAGAGTCGCCGCAGGACGCCGCTGCGTGGGCGCTACGGCTTCGGCGGCGGCTCCGGCTCGTGCTCGCACCCCGCCTGGCGAAAGACAGCCGTCGCGATCTGTCTGCAGAACTCCGCGTCACTGGCGCGCGCCTCCTCGCCCGGCCGGCTCTCCCCGGACGTGTGCCACGCCAACCCGCACGGCGCGCAGCAGAACCAGAACGTGCGAGGGACCAGCGCCGGGTCGCCGTCCTCGCCCTCGCAGCAGTCGCCAGACAAGCCGGCGATCCATGCGTTGCGGAGTTCCACCGCGACCCGCTCTCGGGCTTCGGGGTTCAGCCCGTACTGCGTGGCCATCTCCTCGGCCAGCGCGGCGAAGTCGGTTCGGTTGCTCACGGGATCCTCGCCTTCAGTGTGCAGCCGGGTTTGTGCGGCCCGAACGGTGGGCGCAGCCGCTCGTACTCCTCGTCGTAGATCCGCTCGCGCTCATGCCTGCTGGCGATCTCCCGACGCGCGAGCAGCGTCACCAGGAATTCGCCAGCCTGGCGACTCGCCTCGTAGTCGCCATCGCGGTCCACGAACTTCGGCGCCTCGCACTCGGGGCACGCCTGTCCGTCGGCGTCGTAGCAGACCTCGTACGCCACCCACTCCAGCCGCCGCAACGCGGCCCGGCAGGCGAGGAGGTCTTCGGCGAGAGCCAGCGCCCCGTCATCGCCCAAGAGCGCGAGAAGGTGCTCGAACTCCTGGTTCTCCCGTCCGCGTGCATCGGACAGCGCGTCGGACAGCAGCCTCTTCGCCGGCCAACTCAGAGCACCACCCGCCGCCTCTGTCTGCCGAGACACCTCGGCAACACGAGCCGCCGCCGCCTGCCGCTTCTGCCCGCGCGCCACGATCTCGGCCAGCACCTCATCCGTCAGCAAGTCACCCACGCTCCACCCCCTGCGCCGCTAGCGACGCCACCACCCGCCGCTCCATCCAGTCCTGCAGCTGCGACGGCAGCGCGAACACCCGCCGCCGCTTGCCCCTCACCACCGGCAAGCCCTCCTCGTCGGCCCACAACTGCGCCGTGTCTTCGCTCACCCCGAGCGCGTCTGCGATCACCTTCCACCCGTGCAACGGCTTCTCCACGCGATCCTCCTCGCTGCGTTGGACGACAAGCACCGGCGCCGCGTCCACGTGCCCGTGCCGCTCCACGACCCCCACCGTCACCAGCGCCGCGAGCAGCTGCTGCCGCCGCAGTCGCAGCGACGCCTCGGCCAGCCCCGCCGGCCAGCCGCGCCACGTCCACGGGAGCTCGGCGCGCTCCAGGTGCGGCGGCCCGCCGTCGTCGGGGGCCGGGTCCTTCAGCGCGTCCACGCCCCGGCGCCACCCCGCGTTGACCACCGTCACCCCGCGCCACTCCAGCGGCAGCGTGCAGATCGCCCGGTCGATCGCGCGCAGGGTGGCGTCCACGTCCACGGGGCTGGTGCTTCGCCCGGGGATGTGGTCGAGCAGGCTGCCCTTGCTCTTGTCGCGGGAGCCCAGCCACCAGCGGCAGGCGTGGGCCTCGTCGGCGAAGGTGCGGAGGGTCATGGGTGCCTCTTGCGCGCGGCGACCCACTCCGCGTGTGCGGCGTCGCCAACGTCGGTTGGCTCCGCGGCAGGCCGGTGCTCCCCGCACGCCACGCACGGATGCCACACACGATACCACCGGGACGTGTCGAGCACCCTCCCCGTGTCGCGGCACGTCTGGCACGTCGGCTTCCTGGCCGCGTGCTCCCCGCAGCCGTCACCCAGAGCCACGCGGGGCCAGCGGCCGAAGTCGTCCCGCGGGTCACCAGCCAGTGGCGGCCCCCGGTGGCACGTCCTCTCGACTCGGTACCTGCACGTCTCACACGTCTTCACTTGGCACGCTCCTTGTCTGACCTGCTGTGAGGGGGCTTTACACCACGGGGCCCGCACACCGAGCACACCTGCCACACGCGATACGACAGCGACGTGTCGGGCACCCTCCCCATGTCGCCGCACGTCGGGCACTTCGGCTCCGGGGTCGCCTCACGCTCCCGCCTCGGCGGCGACACCGCGAGCCCGTCACCCACAGCGCACGCCTGCGCCTTCAACTCGGCGCGGCGCCCCGGCGTGACACGTCCCGCGAACGCGGTGGAGTCCATCTCCGCTTCCACGGCCCGCATCTTGGCGAAGAACGCATCGCCCTTCGCGGTCCGTGCCTCCCGTCCTGCGTTGGTCTCCAACTCCACCCTGATCGCGTCCCGCAGCGCACCGGCGGGGAGCACGGCCCAGACCTGCCACAGCAGCGTGCGCAGGCGCGGGCTCACGCGACCTCCGCGGGGTGGGGTGCTGCTGGGGTGCGACTGGTGTCGATCCATGCTGTTTCTCGCCTTGGACCCCGAACTCAGCCGGGGGCCTGCACGCGGGGTTTTTCCCCCACACCCCCTACGCCCCCGGGGTGCGGGGTGCGGTTGCCGCACCTCCGGGGGCAGAGAGAGGATTTTCCGCGCCGGGGTGCGGCCCGGGGTGCGGTGGGGTGCTACGGGGTGCGATTGGCCGTTCCGGCGCCCCAGGGACGACGATCTGGTCTCCGGCCTTGGCGAGCTTTCCGTCCCGGAAGAGGCGGGCGATCGCGTCCTGCTTCTCCTCGGTCTTGCCCGGCACGAGTCCGGCAAGGGCGCGCTGGGAGGTGATCTCGGAACGGGCCTCCAGCACCGCCTGGATCAGGGCCGCCTGGTGGGCTTCGATCCTCCCCTCCTTCGCGGCCAGCTTGGCGCGTGCCCTGGCGTCCTGGACGCTCTCCAACTCCTCCTCCCGGGCGAACGCCTCGCTCTCCGTCGGGACGCGCAGGGCCCCGCCGTCGGCGCGCACCAGCCGCAGATCATCCGGCATCGGCCGCGAGTAGTTCGACTTCACCTGGCGGAACAGCACGTCTGACTCGTCCACGCAGAGGCTTGCGGTCCAGCGCAAGGCGTCGGTCAGGGCGGAGGATCCGCGCGCGTCGGCCCTGCCCTCGCTGCGGGCTGCCTTCGTGCTGTGGTGCAGCACCAGCACCGTCGGTGCGCCGGGTGCCCCTGTCAGCGTCTCTAGCCCCTGGACGAACCGGGTAGCGGCGGCGTTGTCGATCTCGGCCGTCGGGCCAGCGAAGCGGGAGAGAGGGTCGACCGCGACAAGGGACCAGCCAGCGGGGCCCGCGGTGCGGGCGAGGAGATCGCGCAGGTCGGAGAGGGCCTGCGTCTCGAGCAGGGTCTTGCCGTCGTCGGCGAGGGCCATGAACGGGCACGCGACACCAGCCAGCGGCAGCACCGTCAGCCGCTCGCTGATCGCCTGCTGGTCCGCCTCGCGCAGTCCCAGGGCTCGCCCCGACGCGTAGACCCGGCGCCACACCTCCTCGGTGTCCTCCTCGCCAAGCAGCAGCAGGATCTGCCCCTCCCGTGCCTCGCCCTCAGGCTCGAAGTGATCAAGCCACCGCCGCCCCGACAGAAGCGACAGCGCGAGAGAGATCAGGATGCTCGTCTTACCGGCCCCGCCCTCGGCGAGGATCGCACCGACTTTCCCGCGCGGGAGCATCCCGTCACCACAGCCAGGGAGGCACGGCTGCCAGTCCTTCGTGGGGTGGCGCACGAGCCAGCGCCGCAGCGGAGGCACCTCGGTCAGGTACGACACGGGGACGCGCTTCCACGCAGCAGACAGAGCTCCCTCGGGCCATTCCAGCGCGCGGAGCTCCTCGACGATCGCGGCGTCGTCGCGGCCGTCCCTGGCTTCGAGCCAGTCGGACACGTCGCCCTTCTCCGACAACCCGGGCAGAGCGACGACGCGGACGACGATCCCGGCCGCGCGCAGCGCCGCCTGCACTTTGGCTGCGTGTTCGCGACCCGGGTCGTCGTTGTCTGGCAGCACGACGACGGAGGCGCCACGCAGCGGCTTGGTGTGTGCCTGCGTCCACGCCGCGGAAGCTCCGCCACAGGCCGTGGTAGCGACGAGCCCCAGAGCGCGGAGGTTGTCCACGTCCTTCTCGCCCTCGACCACGTAGACGGTGGCTCCCTTGGCAGCGGCGGCCACTACCTCGGGCAGGCGGTACAGCCCGCGGGGAACGTCGCCCCGTCCCCACGTCCAGCCCCCACAGCCGTCCGGGCGTCGCTGGCGGAAGTCCTTGGGCTCGCAGCGGAGCACCTCATACAGGGCTGTGCCCGCGGCGTCGGTGTACTGGTACGCGGCGGCGACCTTCATGCCGTTGCTGGGGCGCGGTGCTGGTGCCTCGACGGCGGGGAACATGGCGGAGACCTCGAGCCCGAGTGCCGCCGTGATCGCGGCGAAGTCGCAGCCGGCGAAGCAGTTGACGAGCGCGCGACCGTCGTCACCGACTCGCAGAGAGAGCGACGCCTTCTTGTCGTCGTGAGCCGGGCACTTGCCGATCCAGCCTTGCTTGGTCTGGCGCGCAGGCGTACCGCGAGCGTCGAGAGCCTGCCGCACAGCGTCGATCGGACTCGTCATGGGGTGGGCTTCGCCTTGAGCTGCGCCAGCAGGTCCCCGAAAAAGGTGAGGGACCGAGCCTTCTCCTCCGGAGTGATCGTCGGGGCAGGCTCCTCGCGGAAGGGAGGCGGCCCGTCCCTCTTTGGCTTCGGCTGTCCGGGCACCCAGCGCGTCGCGCGCTTGGCGTCGCCCCATAGCCGCGTGATCGCCGCCTCTCGGGCCGCTGCTGCGTCGGCCCAGTACTTCCACGCCGGGCTACCAACGCAGCCGCTCTCCTTTGGGTGCCCACCGCACTTGCGACACGTCCACGACCCAGCGTCGGACTGGAACCCTACGTGGTCTCCAACCGTGGTCCACGAGGCCACGGTCCAATGTCCGGCACCCCAGCCGTCATCATCCCCACGGCCAATGACGCCCATGATCGGGCCCGCCCAAAGACACGACTCGCCCGGCACAGTCCAATTTGCGCCAACAATCACAACCTCCCTGCGCTGGTCGAACCAGGGCGAAAGGGCGCGGTGAACCTTCGGCTTGTACTCGTCCATAGCACTGAGCGTTAGCGCTGGTTTCACCTCGATCAGAAGAGGCGTTTCCCATTGGATCGCGAAGTCCGGGATGTAGCCAGCGAACTCGTAGGGCTCGTACACCCACGGCCACTCGAGCCGATCGAAGAACGCGGCCCACGTAGCCTCCAGCGAGGAGCGAAACAGGTGCCCGGCGTAGACGGTCTCGCGTGCCGGGATCCTGGTCTCTGGCTTCATGCCGCCCCCCTCAATGCCTCAAGCGCCGCCCGCACCGCCGGCAACTTGGGGTTGTCCTCGATCACGTAGACGGCGCCGACCCGCGTCACCAGCCGCTCGAACTTCTCCTGCACCGCGCTCTGCTTGCCCTTCCCGTCGGGCCGCTTGAGTTCCACGCACAGCAGCCGGCCCAGCGGAGCCACGAGCGCGAGCACGTCGGCGCTGCCCTTGAGGCTCGTCGCCGTGTACCGCTCCTTGCCGGTGGCGTCGGTCCACTTCTGCCCGCCGACGTTGTTCCGCCACGCGAAGCAGTCGGGCTGCGCCTGGAGGTAGCGCAGGGCCGCACGCACCACGTCGCGCTCGAGGAGCGGAGGCGGGGCCGGCCTCTCCACCTGGTGGCTCTTGAGCAGCTGCTCCGCGCACGGGTTGCCGAAGGACCCGAGCACGCACCACAGCGGCAGCGCCATGATCCCCTTCTGGCTCGGGTAGAGCGGGGCCGGCGTGCTCTCCTGGTGGCAGCGGGGGCAGATCACCTCTTCCCTCCCATCTCCGCCACCCTCTTCTCCGCCGCGTCCGCCCGCGCCGTCTCCGTCCGGGCCCAGCTGCGGAGCTCGCGCAACTCCCGCTCCCGCTCAGCAAGGAGGGCGAGCAGCGCGGCCTTGTCGAGCTTGGTGGGGTCGGTCATGGCGTCTCCGGCTTCGGCTGCCGCAGACGCCACCACTCGGGCCGCTGTCGCAGCGCGAGCCTGACGAGGTGGCGCAGCTGCGCGGGTCCGACTCCGGCGAGGATCCGGGCCGCGAGCCTTGGCTTGCTCAACTTCCTCATGCCGCGGTGCATGTCGTAGCGCGTCGCCAGCGCCTCCAATTCCTCGCGCCACAACAGGTGCATCTGCCACGCGGCGACCTCGCCCGGGTTGTCGTGGGCGAAGCGGGCGGTGCGCATGACCGCGGCCCCGTGCAACCACGAGAACACCTCCACGCCCCACCAGCCGGGCGACTTCGCCAGCGCTTCCTTCTCGTGCTTCGCGTCCACGCACAGGGTCACGCGGTCGAACACGAGCGAGAACGTGGGCACCTGCGTCGCCAGCCGGCGGCAGGTATCGGCCTCACTCTTGATCTCGTAGCCGTGCAGCCACCCCTCGACCATGCCCGGGGCCGCGGCCTCACCGACGGCGAGCACGTCGATCCGTCCGACGCCGCAGCCGACGGCAACCTCCTCCAGGATCAGTGCGCGGTCCTGCTCGCGTGCCGCCCAGAGGAGGACGGCGGCTCTGATCTCGCGCTCGGTCACGCGGGGCCCTTGAGGGCGGCGCGGGCGACGCAGGCCGCGCAGGCCGGCGACTCGCCCTGGTCGCAGTCGCAGCCGAGCATGCGGACTTCCTCCACCGCCTCCCTCAGCCTGTCCCGCTCGTCGGCCGCGTCGAGGAGGGAGCCGAGTGCGTTGACCGCGGCGACCGTCAGCGCCAGCGCATTCGCGGTGTCGAACGGCAGCCCGTCCCGCGTCACCACCGCGTCGCCCTCGTCGTCGACGACGATCCGCTCCTTCCCGTCGCACTGCCACGGCAACGGACTCTCCGCGCCGTGCGTCGCGATCCCCAGCAACTCCCTCAACGTGTCCCTCTCCGCCCTAGTCATGGCCGTCTCCTCCCGTGTCTCACCCCGTCTCGAAACCATCTCCGCCTCTGCCCCAACGTCGCCGGCACCACCCGCTCCCACAGCCTGCCGAGCACGAACCCGGCCGGGAGCGCGCCCAGGGCTAGGGCGAGGAACACGGTGGCGTCCACGGCGGTCATTGCTGCCGGCTCGATCCCGGTGCGTTCGGCACCTTGCCGGCGATCGTAATCAGGGCGGTGGGTCCGCGCCGGTCCACGCGCTCGACCACGAACGCGAACCCGGCCAGGTGCACCACGTCGCCGGGGAGCACGGGGTCGCCGCGGATCCGCCCCCGCTGCCGCCTCGTCCACAGACAGAGGCGGTGCCAGTGCGCCCGCGCGTCGGGGTACAGAGCCCAGCCGAGGAGGGCGGCGGAGAGGGCTAGCACCGCCAGCGCGGCGAGCTCCGGGGACTCGATGGTGGCCCACAGGTCGCCGGTCAGTCCGTGCATACGCAATCCCACCGAGGCTCGCTTGCCTCATCCACGTCGAGCAGGAGCGGCTGCGCCTGCGTCTTGCGGAAGAGGGCCGCATAGGACACCTCGTCGGGTCGGAACGTGGCCCCGATCTGCGCCTCTTTCTCGATCCACCACGCCGCCGTCTCCGGGTGGTCGCGCATGATGCGGCTGCGAATGTTCCGCGACTTCATGAAGCACAGCGAGCAGTTCGACTCCCACCAGCGCAGGTGAAGATCGAACGGCTGCGCGTCCCAGAAAGCCATCACGTCGTCGCGCGTGACCCTCGCTTCGTAGAGCGGGAAGGCGTCCTCCCACGCTTCGGCCTCCTTCGCCCGCGCCTTGGCCACCCGGCGTGGATCGTCGTAGCGCAGGCCCACCACGTTCGCCCACGACTCGTGGCCCAGGCCGCGCATGAGGCCGGCCATCGGCTTGATCTTGAGGTCCGACGTGCAGAACCGAGCCACGGGGTTGGGCAGGTAGCTGCGCTTGCGGATCAACTCATCGAACCCGCCGGGCGCAGAGACGGTGTGGATCTCGACGCCCCACCGCTTCGCGCACTCGGCAACGAAGGCGTAGGTGGCAGGCATCTCCAGTCCGGTGTCGGCAAACGCAACGACAACGCCGGGCCGAAGCCCAGCATCGAGGACGCGCCGAAGCATGTAGCCGGAGGTTCGCCCGCCCGAGAAACTGATCAGCGCCGGGCCTTCAATTGCGAACGGGTTAATCACCTCTCCCCCGCCGTCCCGCAAGACCCCAGAAACGTCCCCGGCGCCGCGACCCCGGCCTGTCTCCGCGCCTTGCGCACGAGCGACTCCGGCGCCCCGGTCCGCTCCCGGATCGCAGCCGTGGGCAGGGTGGGCTCGGCGGCGACGAGGGCCACGAGGCGGGCGAAGAAGGGGGGCGAGGCGTTGGGGCGTCTCACTTCGCGGCTGCCGTCAGCGCCAACAGCGCGGCCTCGGCCTCGGGAGAGAGGCCGTAGGTGGTGCGCATCCCGATCGCGGGCCACGTCGTCTCCTCCGGCTTCCACTGGTCCTCCAGCCCGTAGCACGAGCAGTGCGAGGCGTTGACCTCGTAGAGCACCCCGTCGCGGCGGAAGACCACGAGCGCGGCGCCCTCGTAGTCCTCGCGGTCGTAGGTGGCGAACACGATCTCGGCGTCGGTCGCAATGTCGGCAGGCGATCCGGCGGCGCCGAAGCCCGCGAAGTCCGACGCCACCTGCGCGTGCTTCGTCCACTCTCCGAAATAGCGTCTCGCTTCGACTCCGGCAGTCATGGCCTCTCCGTTGGTTGTGCTCATCCCGCCCTCGTCGCCGCGCCGTTCGAGGCCCAGCCGCCGAAGTCCTCCGCGCGCAGGGTCGGCAGCGGCTCCAGCGTCACGCCTGGGGGCAGGGGCGAGGCCGGCGACCGGCGCGGCTTCTTTGCCGGCCCGCGGAAGAACCGGGGGCGGTGGGCGGTGCACGTCCTCCAGAACGGCGCCGGCACCTCGGCCGCCCGGGCGTCGACGTACTCCACCTTCCGCGCCCGCCGCGGGCACAGCGCGACCTGGCAGTCGTCGGCGCGGGCGTCGCGCACGATCAGGTCCGGCGGCCGCCCGGGGCCGGCCACGTCCACGGTCACGTGCTGCCGCCCTGCGAGCTCGGCAGCGCGGGACTCGCAGGCCAGGCACGTGGTCTTGTGCGGGCCGCTGCGGCTGCAGCGTTCCGAGCGGCCGAAGCGCCGCTGCGGCTTCTCGTTGTGGCAGGTGTCGCACGTCTGCCTATCCACGGATCGTCCTCCTCTGCCGCCGCAGCTCCGCGGCCAGCGCCAGGTGCTCCTCGGCTCCGTGCCGGTCTCCACCCGCGAGGCAGTGGGCGGCGAGGGTCAGCTCGCGGGACTGCGCGAGGCGGAGGGAGGCGTAGAGGGTGGGGGTCATGGGCGCTCCTCCCCGCAGCAGCTCCCGCCCTCGCGGTCGGCGCCGCAACGCGGGCAGATCCAGTGGCGCTGGCGGCGGGCGAGGCGGGCTCGCAGCCAGGCGTTGAAGAGGTCTAGGGCGGTCATGGGCGCGCCCCCGGCGCCACGCACGGGATCCCGGCCAGCCGGCGGTCCAGCCACCAGCAGTAGCGCCCGTGGACCTTCGCCGGTCGCGGCGGCGCCATCGTGCAGGCGTCAGTCCTCGGCGCCGCCGGGCCCGTCGCGTGGACGGCGTGGAGCACGGCAGCGAGTCCGCGCCCGAGCCGGGAGAAGTCGACGGCCCAGAACAGCCACGGCCCGGGACGCAGGGCCCAGGCGCTCCGAGAGAACATGGGGTTGATGATCTCGGCGAGGCGCCAGTTGTTGCGGCTGGCTCGCCTCCCGCGGGTCCGCCATTGGTGGCGCAGCGGGACCGACGGAGGGCGGTAGCTGCCCCCTACGGACGGGCGCGAGTCCATCACACCACCTCCCCCGCCGCCCTCCACCACAGCCGCCCCTTCTCGTCCGCCACGACATCGGCGCCGTGGGCGCGGAGGAAGCCGCGCAGGGTGCAGGGGCAGGAGACGCGCTGGCGATCCTTGGGGACGGGGACGGCGGTGCCCTTGCCGCCGCGCTTCTCCCGGTGGACGCGGACGAGGGTCGTGAGCACGCCAGAGGACTGGCAGGGGCGGCAGCTGGAGGCGGCGTGGCCCTTCATCTCTTCGATCGTGACGGGGCGGAGGGGCTGCGGGGTCGTGGTCACTTGGGCTCCGGGGGGAGGGGGAGGGAGGACTGCTTCACCTTCCGCGGCTTGGCGAAACAGAGCTCGGGCTGCTCGGTCGCTCCGGCGATCCGTGCCGAGGCAATGGCGTGGTACTTCGGCTGAATTTCCCAGCCCACGAACGAGCGGCCCATGCGCTTGGCGACGACGCCGCACGTTCCGCTCCCGGCGTGGCTGTCGAGGATGGTTTCGCCGGGGTCGGAGAAGTCGAACACGAGCGCGGCGAGTAGCGCCTCGGGCTTCTGCGTGGTGTGGACGCGGTGCTCTCCGTTGCCGCGCTCCAACACGATCGGGAACGTCCACAGCGCGTGACGCCCGCCGCCGTTCCACCGCTTCCGCCCACGACGGTGGGCGATGACGATCGCCTCGTACCCAACGGCGGGACGGTCGCCAACGAAACTCGGCGTGGCGCCGACCTTGATCCATGCGCCGACACGGATGGGCTCGAGCCCGGCGGCGGTGAATGCGTCGCGCCAGAGGTGGACGCTCTCCACGTCGCAGAACGAGAGCACCCACCGCCTCGTCAGCCGGGCGTACTCCTTCGCCAGCGCCGCGATCTCCTTCGGAGTGATCGACGCGAAGCCGAGATCACGGACGCGGTTGAAGGACGTGCGACCGTTGCCGCTCTCGCCGTCGTTCGCGCACCCGGTCGCGCCCCGGCGGCTGCGGGTGTGGACGTGCTCGGAGTAGGGGCAATCCACGATCGTCACGTCGATCGACAGGTCGGGTAGCGACGCGAGCCCGGCGGGGCCGAGGGCGTCGCCGAGGTGGAGGGTGTGGCTCACGCGGACACCGGACGGGGCGCGGGCTGGCCGACGGGGCAGGGGCAGGGGGTCATGCGGCCCTCTTCTTGCGCGGCTTCGTCGCCGGCTTCTCGGGCCACGCCTCGACCGGCACCGCGCCGCGGGTGACGCGGGCGATGAGCACGCGGTACATCCACGGCGGACCGACCAGCGCCCACCGGCTGATCTGCTGCTGCCGGACCTTTCGCCCGGTGGCGGCGGAGAACCGCTCCGCAAACTCCGTTTGGGTCAGGCTCCGCTCGGACAGGTACACCGCAAGGGGGTTGGCCATGTCCGCAGGCTACACTTTTCCGCGTAGAGATCAACAGAGGACTACGCCAAAGTGCGTAGGCCGCCGGGATGTCGGAAGGGCTATCCTCCCGTCGTGGCCCCTACCCCAGGTCAGCGCCTAGAGGCACTCCGCGAGGCTCGCGGCATGAGTCAGTCCGACGTCGCGCGAGCGTGCTCGACGACGCAGCAGACGATCTCAAGGATCGAGGGCGACAAGAGCGCGCCGACCCTGACGACGCTCCAGGAGATCGCCCGACCCGGGACGCTCTCCGCCGGCTCGGGCTGACCTAGCTACTCCTTTTCTTGTGGCCCGCGCGGATAGCTACTTGCGCCCCTACGCGTTTGTGTGTAGGGTTCCGTTCACGGTGCTCGCACAGACCAGCAGCGCGGGCGGGCAGGGGCAGGGCGCGGAACCGGGGCTGCCTACGGGCGAGCCGGGGCGCTGGCAGGGCAGGGACGGGCCGAGGTTGAGCGGCCCGAGTAGTAGGCGACCGGGGAGGGTCGCGGACATGGGCAAGCACACCGCAGGGTCGTGGACCGTCCACGACAGATCGACCGCCTACGACATCGAGCACGTCGGCCCGGACGGACTGAGCCGGATCGCCGAGTGCTGGGACTGGGACGTGGCGAGGTTGCTGTCCTCCGCCCCCCTCCTCCTCGCCGTCGCCGAGGAGCTGCTGGCCCCCGGCGGCGACGTGCAGCGCGCGATCGGCCTCGCCCGCACCGCCCTCGCCGCCGCCCGGGGTGAGTCGTGAGCGCCCTCTACAAGGTCACCGGCCCAAACGGCGAGCCGATCCACAACGGCAGCGGCGCCTACTCGCTGCCGACTGCGGACGGCCCCGGGGCGTGGCGTGAGGAGGAGGTGGTCGAGCTCTGCCGTCGCGGCCTACACCTCACCGACTCCCCGGCGTGGTGGTGGGCGCCCAGCTGCCGGATCTGGGAGGTCGAGGCTGAGGGCGTCGAGGGTGTCTGCGACGACGCGGGAAGCCGCAAGGTCGTGGCGCGGCGGGTCCGGCTGCTCCGCGAGATCGTTGATGCCGCCGAGCTCGCCGAGCTGAGGATCTACACGAGCGGCGCCGTGGAGATCCGCGAGGGCAAGGCGGTGGCCTCCGGCAGCGCCTCGGTCGAGGCCTCCGGCAGCGCCTCGGTCGTGGCCTCCGGCAGCGCCTCGGTCCGGGCCTCCGGCAGCGCCTCGGTCGTGGCCTACGACAGCGCCTCGGTCGTGGCCTCCGGCAGCGCCTCGGTCGAGGCCTACGACAGCGCCTCGGTCGAGGCCTCCGGCAGCGCCTCGGTCGTGGCCTACGACAGCGCCTCGGTCGTGGCCTACGACAGCGCCTCGGTCGAGGCCTACGACAGCGCCTCGGTCAAGGCCTCCGGCAGCGCCTCGGTCGAGGCCTCCGGCAGCGCCTCGGTCGTGGCCTCCGGCAGCGCCTCGGTCGTGGCCTACGACAGCGCCTCGGTCGAGGCCTCCGGCAGCGCCTCGGTCGTGGCCTACGACAGCGCCTCGGTCGTGGCCTCCGCTCGGGTGACGGTCGTCCAGTGGC